GCAATATCTGCCGTACTAACGGTTATGCCAAGAAGATGTTGCTTGGAGAAGATGGCGATATAGTGGCCACGGAGGTCGGCGGTAGCTCCTCTACCTACTGGTGTGACTACTATTACACCTATACATCAGCAAACCGCATACAGGTGTTACTGATTGGCGGTTCTGCGGACATTGGGCAGAATTCGGGACTTGCTTACATAAATACGCATGATGCGTCTTCCGCTGCGGCTAAATACTTTGGTTCGCGCCTTTGCTTTTTCCCCGAATATCGTAAAACGTCGGCGTAGCCGCACGTCTCACGTCGGGAATTTTTTTGTATAACGATTAAATAACAAGACATGAAAAGAACATATAGCGACACTATACCGATCACTATGGAAAAGGACGGTGACGGATCCTACCTTTACCGGTGGGACGTTAGAGAGGAGACAAGGGAGATGGGTGACGATATGGCCCCCGTGATCTCCTATAGTTACAACGAGGTCAGGGTATGGCCCACGTTGACGGCCAACAAGATATTGGAGGCCTGTATCGACGCCCTATGGGGTAGCGGTGTTGAGCAGAAGATGCTGAACGACTATAACGCCGCCAAGTTAGGCATACTTGACTCGTCTTACATCGAGTCCTATAAGGTATTTCTGAATGACAGGAAGTCATTGAAGGAGCGAGTGGACGGTGATTTTCTGGATTGGGAGAATGGCTAGTTGACACGCTAGCGCCCTCAATGGGGCGGGATTTGGTCTTATGTTGATATCATGGGCGGGTATGTGATGTGGATCATGTTCCCGTCTCGTGTTTTAATATCCGTTTGATTGTGCGTATATTTGTGGAAAAACGTGATTTATGGCTAAGAAAAATAGACCGGAGGAGATTCCTTCATGGATAAAGGATTTGTATAAGGAAGATCTTGATCGTGTTGTAAGAGGTGAGCGTCCCATGTATTTTAGGGGTATGAATGATGGTCCTTTAAAGAATGTATCCCCGGAGTTTGATGTCCTTAGCGGAGGAGCCGCAGTTAAAGGTATGAATGGGATAAGAGGTACGTTGTCCCCGTTGAATAACGGTATGGGTAATTATAATTTCAGCATCAGGGGTATAAATAAGAAGATAGGTGAGCTGGTTGACGAGGCGGGATTATATCTACCTGAGAAATTAAGGCCTGTATATCGGACTGTGGTGGATGCTATGTCGAGTTCCAAGAATAAGGGGTTGGGTCATATCACGCAGCCGTTGGCCAACGCCCTGTACCCGGCGGACGAGCGGCGGAACCGGCGTCTGGAAGGGGAACATCCCGTTGGTTATGTGGATGCCATAGACGGCATATGGCCTAGGGAGAAATATGGGTTATGGGGAGAGAAAATTGAGCGGAAAGCCGAAGGAGGTCCTACTGGTAATGATCCTATGTATGTAAGACAAGATGTATCTGATAGAGCTTCGTATTTAAAAGACATCATAGGTAACGCCATAAGAAGGAGGTTGTACGAGAATGTCACCCCCGATGTGGTAGCCTCAAATGCTAGCCTTCCTGACAAGGTCAATGAGTTTATATATGGCAGAAACGGGAAGGCTAACGTTGATGAATATAGCGATCAACTATGGGCGAGATTTTTATCTCAACCTAATAATCTAGATGGCAATAATAAGGAGATACGGATTCCTGATAATGTCATTACTGATATTGAGAAGATGTTCAATCGTGACACTAAGGATGAGATAAAGAGGTTAGATAAGAAAATACATGATACGGAGCAAGAAATATATGGTTCTGATACACCGGCATCAGATGAGCTTTATGGTAAATTGGAGTTCTTAAAGAAGTCAAGAGAGTGGGTAGATATTTTTGAGAAGAATCGTAATTCTGTAAGATCTGGTAAGCCTACGGTTTTTTCTGAGTACGATTTTTATCCCGAAGCTGCTGGTGAGCTTACCCCGTTATCAGGGTTTGGCAATTTTACAATTTATAGGCGTCCGGATGGGAGGTTAGGTGTTTACGACGTGTATGATTTTTATAGCGATGATCAAGAGTTTCCTGTCAATATAGCTACCAAGACGCTGGATGCTATAGGTAATAAGTTTGATGAGAGAGGTTCGTTTAAGGATTATAGTCCTCTCCCGGAAAGCGGGAAGGAGGCTCTTGTCCGTAACGCTATTATGTCTAAGAATAAGTTAGAGAATAAGGAAGATGGAGGGCCGGTTGATACAGGGCGAGATTACGGGTCTGGTAAATATGTTATTGATCCAAACAGATCAGAGGATAATAAGATGGCTGTGTATGATGAGATATGGGATTATCTGACTGATAAGAAGGGAATACCACAAACGCAAGCTATCGGCATCCTGTCGAACATCGCCGCCGAGTCCGGAGGGGACACCGAAGCCCTAGGAGCCGCCGGTGATTTTGGCATCCAGCAATGGCTTGGGCCGAGGAAGAAGGAGTTACAGCGCAGGTATGGGAAGAAACCGACGTTGACACAGCAGTTGGATTATCTCGTGGATGAGTATCAAGGCAAGGTCCCGGGGTTAGGTTGGAATTACATCAATCAAGGAAAGTTTTTTGACAAGGACGCTCAGGGGAATGAGTATAACTATTATATGTATTCTAAATCCGATTTCGATAACGCCGTCAACTACAAGGACGCTACCGTGGCATGGAATCAAGGATACGGTAGGCCTCTTGGATCGACCTTAAGAAATGAGAAGAGATTTGAGTTCGCTGATATGTTCGCTAATAGGTATGGTGTCCCGGAGAGCGAGCCAATGAGATACGAGTTCGGACAGCGGGATTCGGGCACGGGAGACGGAGGTCATCAGCCCGTGCCTGAGACGGTAGCCCCCGCCGGCCCTTCTTTGGCTTCCCATCCTGCCGTGGATAGCTGGTGGGAGAAGGAAGGTCAAGACCTGTTATATAAGATGCTAGCTCAATCAGGCGCCAACAGGAAAGCTATAGAGGATATCGCTAACAACATCAAGAACGATCCCCAATCAGAGGCACAGGTAGCGGAAGCTGAGCGTATGCGTAGAGAACAGGCAAAAAGGCAGCTGGTGCTTAATATGATACCGGGGTTAAGTCTTAACATAAAAGGTATGAGTAGAACTCGAAATTAATACTACATTTGTGAAATTATTAAATGTTTTAGATATGAAAAGATTGTTATTTTTATTTGCTATGTTATTGACGCCGTTCGTTTTGATGGCGCAAGAGGTAATCCCATCAGAAGGGGCTATCACTATTGATTTAACTACCTTCACCGGCATCATGGCTTTCGTCACGATGTCAGCTACGCAGTTAGCCAAGGTTGTGCCGTATATTGACACCCATAAGTGGGCTAAAGTCCTATCCGCCGTAGTCATAGGTATGCTGGTTTGTATATTAGCGTGGTTTCTAAAGGTGTCTCCATTGCTTATAGGGAGTGAATGGTGGGAGGCTCTATTATATGGAGTGGCTGTAGGTCTCAGTTCTGCCGGTTTCTATGATTTGGTTAAGGCTATAGGATCATTATTCATAAAAAGAATTTAATTCTGTACATAATAATAGCATTTGCTGAGAGACTCATCGTTGTGAAATGATGAGTCTCTGTTTTTTTAAATTATCTTTGTGTCAGAACGAAATTAATTAGACATGAGCAAATACGTAATCAAGAGGAAGATACCTAAATATCAAGAGGCCGGGGAAGTCGGGTCGTATATGCTTGGTAATATGGACGGTATACAAGGGTTAGGTATAGAACCTTTGGTGAATACCAACCAAGGATTACCCGCGCCGGTCAATCCGCTAGGGATATATTCTTTGGATACTCCAGATCAGTTGAGGACTAAATATGCTAATGCTTTTGATCAGGATAATGTGTTTCCGGCTAGCTTCAAGGGTAGTTTGCAACGTATAGCTGAGAATTATCAGGACAATGGTATTACGCTTAATAACATAACTGTTAACGATGTTGATAAGTCTAAGACCGGTTCAGGCGAGACGGATGTTTTTGATTTTACCACCATCCCCTACTATGGCGCTGATGATATAGGGTCTAGATTCACTCAGATGGGTCGTGGTATAGGGCGTATGAGAAGCGAGGGATATGGTGATTTATCCACTGGGGCTAAAACAGCTAATACGATAACCACCATAGCCTCAGGAATTAGTGGTATCATGGGGTTGGCTCGTAACGTGGTTTCTGGGATAGCGTCAGAGAAAGGTACTCGTACCAATATCAGGTTAGCTCAGGAGCGTGAGGCCAGACAAAGAAGGCAATCCCAGATGCAGTACAAGGATGGTGGGGGTGTTTATCTAGGACCTAATAATAGGTTCGATAGCGGAAGCCTTACCGGTGAGTACCTGTATCCGTTACCTAAGTCGATGGAAGATCAAGCCAACGTAGAGGTCGAGAAGGGTGAGTACGTGACGCAGCCCGGAGAGGCGCCGATGGAGGCTATGGGGCAGAAGCACGCCGATGGTGGAACCCCCGTTTCCTTGGAGCAGGGAACGAAGGTTATTACCGACGACACAACCATAGAGCCGGATTTCGCTAAATACATCAGAGATACGTATGGGATCAAAGCCACGCCTAAGGATACGTATGCTACGTTAATGGACAGGTATAAGGCTAAGATCGGTCTTAAATCGGCTTACGATGATCAGAAAAAGGCGCTGGAGAAGCTGAAGAAAAACGATAAGATAGATGACGAGAATACAAGGCGTTTAAACGCCTCCGTATTATCTAAGGCTATAAATGATAGCAACGATACCGTTAATGGATTAGAGGGAAGATTTACGGACTTCGCTAATGTCATATACAAGGAGCAGGAAGACCGGAAGATGAAGAAGGATGAGGATACGTATTTCGCTAAGGGTGGTGAAATAGATAACATCATATCCAGATCCATGAAAGAATACGGTCTTACGGAGGAGGATATAGCTGAGGCTAAGAAAGAGCTGCTTAAGAAAGTGGCTGGTATTCGCCAGAAGATGGAGATAGGAGGCACGTCTTTGTTCGGTCGTAAATTAACTTTCCGCCCGATCGAGAATAGGTTCAACAATGATCCTAACTATTTCGGTTATCAACGCCAAGGAACTGATGGCTCTTATGGAGGTATTAATACGGATGAGAGGTTGAATTATTACAAGACATTCAATCCGGTCGCTTACGATGCTTATATGGGAGCTTCAGAGGGCGCTAGGGCTAGGGCATTGCAAGACGCTATCTACGGTCAGACAAGTAGCTGGATGGGCTTGGCTACGGCGGAGAACCCGATCATCGCCAACGCCGAGGCGCTTCGGGATTACACGACGCTCGTTTCCTTTGGCGGTGAGGATAGTCAAGGTAATTACCCGGAAGACAAGAAAGCCGCATATCATGATAGGATGAGAGACAATAAATTAGGTTTGTTTACCACATCTCGCCCTATGATCGGTCTAGACGTTGTTACAGAGGAACAGCATAAGGCTCTTAACGATGCTGGTATCACCCATTTTAGCCAACTATTCTCTGACAAGAACAAGGATGTCGTTAATAAGATACTTGGCGAGGATATGCTTAAGATGCAGGCATTGAGATCCATGAAAGGAATGGAAGGTCTTGATTTTATACTTGACCCTCATAAGGTGGCTCCAGGTCCTATGGATATAGGTGATGTGGAGGAACCTGATGTTAAACTGGATATGCCTGAGCTGATTGATCCCAATACACTCCCTAAGACCAATACAAATGCCGGTAAGTCGAACAGCGGCAATGGAGGCAGGAATATAGTGGGTGGCGGTCTTGACTTCCCCGAGGTATTTAGGATGACCCCGGGAGCCGTGACAACGGAAGGTCTGGAAAGGCATTACGCTCCTACCGTGGATCCGGTGTTGAGATCGGCTGATCAGTATATGGTTGAGACCAATCGTGCTTTCCAATCACAATTGGATCAGATGGGTAATGTCCCGGATTCCCAGAGAGGGGCTTTATCTTCCAATTTACAGGCTATCATGAGTTCCAATATAGGTAAGTACATTAATGATGTAGAGCAAGGTAACGTGGCTCAAAGAACTTGGGCTGATAATATAAACGCTCGTACTTGGGCTGACACGTATGATAAGAATATAGCCCAACGTCAGGCTTATCAACAACGGATATTGCAGGGATTGGCTATTAATGACGAGAACTGGGCTAGATATTTTGATAGCGTGAATGACGAGATCCAGCAGAAGTGGAATACGGCTACGACCATGAATACATTAAGGTCTATATTCGGGGATGTCAAGATCGGCCCTAATGGACAGTTGATCGCTGATCCTCAAGGAGATATATTGAGTTATAGGAGATTATATCCCGCTCAGGAAGTAACTAAAGGCAAGAAAGGATAAAGGATGGCTTCACAATATAGTATATTAAGGAATTACGGCAAGTACGTATCACCCTACAACATGGATGTCATGATGCAGGGTATGGGATACATGCAGCAGAAGATAGATACCAATCGGCAGGCTATAAACGAGTATGCTGATTATATTATCAATTCTGACATTATAAAACCTCAGGATAGGGAATATCTTCAGAACAGGTTAAATGGATTGATACAGGACGTGAATAACGTGTATCGTAAATCTAATTTGGCTTCAGATGGTATAGCCAGAAGTATACAGGCTCGTCTTGGAGAAGCTCTGGATACCCGTGTGCTGAATGCTATTGCCGGTACTAGGGAGATCCGGGCTTTTAGCGAGAAGATGGAGGATATGAAGCTGAACAATCCCAAGATGTATAGTCCTATAAACGAGGCTGAGGCTTTCGCGGATGCCGTGGCTTGGATGAATGACGGTCAGGTAGGGACACGTCTTAATCCTATACATTATACCCCTTATACGGATTATCACGCTGAGATTGATGAGAAGATGAAGAACTTCATCTCCCTTAACAAGGGGAAGAAAGTTAATGTACCGGTGACTGATGCCAATGGTAACAGGACGGGCGAGATGCGTGAGATGTATATAGATGAGATGAGTTACGCTCAGGTCAGGGATATAGCCATGGTTTCTATATCTGAGAACGGTAAGGCCCAGATGCAATTAGAGGGAAGATATATGGCTAGAACGAATCCTGACTTGTTTAATGTTCAAAGCACCTCTGATTTCCTTAAAGGGTATATTAATGATTTCAGTGTCAAGGAAGAATCCATACGAGCCAAGTTAAAGGGCGTTGGCAATGACAAGGCCAAGAGGGTTAAGCTGGAATCGGAGCTGGCGGACATCATCAAGCAGAAAAATGATTTCGTGGAGGAGGCCGAGGGCGTTATCGGCAGCAACTACAGCCCGGAGCGGGCCGGCATGTTCATGGTACGGCAGCAGTTCCTTCGTGGTGTTGGGTTGAGATGGTCTTATAATAACTCATACGAGACGCTGGGCGTTGATGATTATTATTTCAAGGCTAATCAACAGATGATGGAGAGAGCTAGGTTTAATGAGACGAAAAGGCATAATCTAGCTATGGAGAAAGCTGCGTTGATGAGAGCAGGCAGATCGGGCAAGTCAGAGAATGGAAATGGCGGGGGTGATGACACGACCGGCCCTACCGTGGTTACCAAGAGCGCAAACCTTGACGATGTGAGCATAAGCGATGAGTTCATGAATGGGTTTATGGCCAATGAGAGGGCGGTGACTACCGGCATGGACAATTTTGTTAAGTCACTATCAGATGACGCTAGAAGGAAGATCGACGCATGGGCGTCTGATCCTGAGAATAGTAACGTGGTCAAGGATATGGATAACGATCAGGTTATCATGGCTTATTTCAAGGCCAATGGAGGGTCAAGAAACGAGCTGCTTGATTATAACGGTCAGGATAGTTATCTGAAACTTCTTGGATTAAATACCCAAAGGGGGAAGTATAATAAGATTAACGACGGATTCAATAAGGTGGAGAACACCGTCCTGGATGGTGTTGACGCCGTGATTGATAGGGAGGCTAGATCTTTGACTGGTTCTGGGATTGATATCAGTTATGGATATGGGACGTTCAATCTTGGGGATATTGTTGAGGGAGGTGACCTGGTTTATAATAGAGAAGGCATAAAAGATATATCGTTAAAAGACTGGGCCAAATTATCGGCATATAGTTCTATACTTAGTAATAGTGTTGATTTTATACAAATCGGGAAAACAGAGCCGCTTGAAACATATAAGGATATAAAGCTTGGTGATGTTAAGACAGGTGAAGCTTCGGTAGTGTTAAAAAGAATAAATGATCTTATGGGGACTTCTTTAACATTGGATGATATACAGATGTTAGCCAATATGGGGGTTGGTCATTTTTCTACATCGAATTTATTCCAAGAAGCTTTAACTGAAGGTTTAAGTGATTATAACAAGAGGAATGCCGCAGTAGCCACGGCTATCTATGATGAGATGAGTAAAGAGAAGGGAGATGTATTTAGGCACAAATGGAGTCGTGGAGATTTAGGCAGGATTGCTGATGACGCGAAACGTGCTGGTGAGGATTACTTGAGACAATATCGTCATGAATACGCCGAGCGTGAGCATATCTTCTCCGGTGATTATCCGTCCAAAAGCCAAGCCGAGTATGATTATATAAAGATTAGTGACCTATTTACCCGTGGCGGTGGTTTTATTCCTAAGGATGAGAATAACGCTAATAAGAAGATAACGTTTACCATATCTCCTATAGGTGATGGTAATTACCAGATCATTGGCAATAATGGAGGTGATGGTAAATCCGCTGTTGAGGTAAGTGAGGCTGATCTGGCCGCTAATGGTCTTACTTTCTATAAAGAGGATGTAAGCATCCCGTCCGAGACCTATGATTCCGGTGTCGTTCCCATATCTTTCGCAAGCTCAAGCGACAACGCTTACGGGAAGATGGCCAAGTCATTGCTGGTGGCTCCATTCGCTTACGCCAGTGGGGCCAAGGATACGGTAATGCCTTATATAGATATGTTCACGAATATAAATGACGGTAATATCAGGAAGAATCAGATGATGATTGCTACTGACGTGTTGTTTGATAACGCTTCTATGTATGAGTTAATGGCTTCCGGGTATAAGTATAACAATGGTTCCTCCGGGATAAATATTGATATATATGGCAAAGGAGAGGCGAGAGAGGGTAATACCCCGTTATATTCAATTGATCTGGATGGTGTTAATTATGCCGACGAGGTGGCTAGAAAGATTGACTTCTGCCCGCAGTATTATTTGGTCATGGCATGGCAACAGATACTTAGCAAGGAAAATGAGGTGTATTGGAGAAGCGAGGGTAGATCCACTACCGATGATTTCGAGAGATTCATCTCGCCTATAGCTGGTATGATTGATCAGGAGATAAGAAACAAAAATAACGGAAATAGTGGAAATAATGGAAACAATGGAAATCTATAATAATATCTCTAACGGAAAGGATCTTGCCGAGAAGTATGGATATCCTACCATGAGCGTAGATAATGTAAAGGCTATCGGCGTGGACTCCTATGATATACCGGATCGTGATTTGCCTCCGGTATTAGACCCGTATTCTGCCTCCGAGAGATCAAAGGCCCAGATACCATCATTGTCAGAGAGGATCAAGAATACTGTCAAGACGAATTATTATGATGACATGAAGCATATGTCCCCATTAGGGTATATGGCTTCTGACCAAAGCTATAAGGGCAGGTTTAATCTTACCGGTCCGGAGATATCGTTGGAGGATTCAAGATATCGACTCAGTAGCGGTACTTGGATACCTAAATACGAGTCTTATATTCCAGGCGTGGATAACGATACGCGTCTATCTAGGAGTCAAGGTAGGACCGAGAAATGGATGAGAGGATTGGGTAAATTTGTAGGTAAGACCGCTTTATACGGATTAGGTGGTGTTATCCAGCCTTTTTATGGTATTTATGCCGGTGTGTCTAGAGGTAATTTTAACGCTGTTTTTGACAATAATTTCACGAGATGGTTGGATGATCAGGATAAGAAAATGGATTACGGTCTTGCTCATTATTACAATCGGGAGGAGCGGGATATGAATTTCCTTCAAAGCATGACCACGGCTAATTTCTGGTCTAACGATTTCTTGTCTGGTTTATCCTTTACCGCAGGGGCCATGTTGTCATCAGCCGTATACTCCGGGGCTGGTTTGATGAACTTAGCCCGTACGGGAGCTAGGGCGGGTGTGGCTTTGGCTAGGATAGGCAAAGCGGCTTCGGATACCAAGAAAGCGTTCGGTGTCTACCTTAGGGCCGCCCGTACGGGACGGAGGATAGGCAAGGGACTGGACACCCTCGCTTTCCTTGGCACATCTACCTCGTGGGAGGCGTCTGTCGAGGCCAGAAGCATGCTGATGGAGGCTGAGGAGAATTTCAGGCAGTCTTACCGTAACGCTTATGGAAGGGAAGTCCCATATGAGGAGCTTATGAAGTTCAGGGCTGACAACGCCAATGCCGCTAATGCCGTATTTGCCGCCAACGTCGGCATATTGTCATTATCCAATATAGCTATGTTCGGCGATATGTTCGGCATGGATCTTGGTGTGGATAAGTTCATAAAACGCAATATATTTGGCGTAGGTGCCGAGAGGATGGATAACGGTACGTTAAGAGCCATAACACCAAAGAAATGGCAGAAGGTAGCCGGAAATACGTTCAATATTATCAAGCGCCCAGTGTCAGAGGGTCTGTATGAGGAAGGTCTTCAGGGAGTGGCTAGTAAGTCCGCCAAGGATTGGGTAGAATCAAGATACAATCCTATGGCTATCCGGCAGAATATAGGCTATATGGAGGCTATAAAGAATGGGTTCAAGGAGACGTACGGGTCTAGCCAAGGATGGAAGGAGATCGGTATCGGTATGATTATCGGATCGATTATGGGTGGAAAGACCTTTGGAGGTATAAAGGAATGGAGCCAAGACATGTCCCGTAACAAGGGGATGGTGGAGGCCTACAACACCAATGCCGGCGCTTTGACTACCGCCGCTGTCCGTGCTATTCGTGGCAGTATGGCTCTTAACGCTCAATTATCCGGCATAGACACATCGTACGAGAGTGATGGTAGGATCATAAACAAGGATTTTAGTGACGCCGTATTCAATCGTCTCCGTTATGATTCGGAGATGGGGATGTTGGATGATACCAAGGAGAATTTCAGGACGGTAGTCGAATCTATACCTAATAGCGATATAGCGTCCGATATGAATATGACGGATGAGCAGGTAAATGAGTATAAGTCCAACCTTATCAGTGAGTTTAATAAGAAGGTAGATAATTTTACCATGGCCAATAGGTTCGCCGACTCCCTTACCGATGGTATATCCAATAGGTCGTTTAACGCCTATATCTCCAATATGGTTTATAATGGCCTTGAGGCGAAGGATAATTTGAACGATATTGCCAATCAGTTAAGAAGGATATACAATACGGATATAGGCCCCGCTCTTGATATATATTCTCGTCTTAATCCTGATTCGAGCAGGGATCTTGAAGAACTCAGGAAGCTTACGGATGATATACAGAGGATGGAGAAGAATATCTTGAGGCTTCAACAAAGTGTCGCGTCGAAGGACGCTCTTGAATCTGATAAGGCTAAGTTGGTCAAGGAGAATGATAGGCTTCTTAAATTAACAGAGGATAGGATCGCATTGGAGAGGAAATTAACTACGTTAATTAACTCAGAGGCTGATATATCTAAGTTGTTCTTAAATAGAAATGATTCAAGGATCAGTGCCGCTGATCTTATGGCGGCTTATGATACTATAGCTGATTTTGAGAACGTCGTATCTATCCGTGGGGTTGATAATTATAAGGAGGCTATGGCATTGCTTAGTGAGTATCGTCATAATCTTGTGGCTTATAAGAATATAAACGAGTCTCTTCGTCGTATGCGTGACAGAAGATTCATCCGGGCGCAGGAGCGCGGGTTCATGAAGATATTATCGAACGTATGGGGTAAGACTTATGAGGAGGATGATAGCAAGTATGATTTCAGGAATACTGATAATCCTGATGCCAATGATCTTTACGCCAACGACCAAGCTATAGACAAGGCTTACCAAGATGGTCTTATAGGGGAGGATGAGGCATTTATGTTCAAGACATATAATCATATGATAGCCAGATCTATGGAGAACGAGATTAAGACCGATGAAGGTAATATAGTCGAGAGGGTTCCTGATGATGAGGATATCATAAATCCTTCTGACGATAGAATCAATAATATAGCTATAAAGATATGGAACGGTAATGAGGATGTCTTATCTCCTAGGGAGAGACAGATATATGATAATAACAAGCCTCGTGTCGATAGTCTAGTTAACGGGTTTGGGGATAATCCTATTTCAAGGATCAATAAGGCTAGATCGATAATAGATAGATTGAAGATCCATGATAATATTTATGATAATATCAAGGACGCTGTTGATGATATTGTAGATATGAATATCAATGGTCTTGATCAGGATCAGATCAAAGAAGCTATAAAGACTTATAATGATCTTATGAATGAGGCTGACAATGGCAATGAGATTGATCAGGATAAGCTTAATGAGGCTATTGATATTATCAATAATTATTCCGATGGGCCTCTTCTTCAATTCGTGGAATGGATGAGGTTGTATGATAACGGAAGTATAGCTGTCAAGGATTACGATAAATCCATACCTATGGGTGATGTCCTCACAGAGAGCGAACCCGGGACATCCACCGGCAGGACGGAAGTTAACGCCGCCCAGAATCCGGTGGTGTTGATGGCTCAGAAGAGAGAGATCGGTGGGGTTATGTATTATGAAGTTGGCGGAATGAGACTTGACAAGTTTATGGACAGTCTTGGGCTTAAAAGATCTGATGCCACTGATACTGATAATGGAAGGGTGATGGATTTCACCAACGGAACCGATATATTTACTGTTATAGAGTCGAATAACCACTCAAGATGGATGATAAGCGAGGATGACGCTCAGGCTTTCGAGAACGCTACCGGTGTCATACTGGGGAGGCAGACCGCCTTATCGACCTCCAACTGGTTCATGGTGTATCGCAAGGGGCAGGATGGATCTATTGTCCCTTATTATACGGGTGATACGTTTGGATCTAACAACGAGTCGGTGAATCAGGAAGCCGTAGCTAATCTCCGTAAGGATAATATCGTAAGGTTTAAGATGGATATGTCAGATCCATATACCAAGGAATTGTATGATAAATACAATAGCCTTAACGCCGTTGACCCTAATTCTGATGAGACTAAGTCGGCTTACCGAGAGCTGGTTGATAATATGGTTATTAAGATCGTGGATAGCGACGGCAATTTCGTCTCGGTACTGAAAGCCAATGACCCGGATTCAAAAGGAAGTAACGCTGATTTAAGGAGTAGGGCCTTTGAGTTATATAGGGATAATATAGGATCTGTTACTGGCGAGATTGATATACCGTTCGTAGGTACAGTTACCAGTGTTTTGCCGGGAAGACCTAATTTTAGCGTAAGTGATGATAATGGTACGTTGATGGTATCCGAGAATGATTTTACCAACGAGACGGTTGGTAAAGTCGAGAGCGTAGGATATATAGAGAATGGGGAGGTTACGATGAGGGATGATATTAAGTATAATATATTCCCGTTCTGTACGGCTATCGTCAGGGACAAGTATGGTGACTATAAAGATTCACGTATCCCGGTCGTAGCTATAAAGACAGGAAATGGAAGAAATTACCTGTACCCCGTAAGATTGAAAAATCAGGATATATCGTCATTCTCATCCATGATCGGATCGATGGCTGATAGGATTACGGAGGGTCTAGGCGGAGGCGTAAGTATTGATGATATAATGGATCTTAATAACGCTATAGCCAGATCAGGGTTGGATAATAAGACATATATGATTCCGCTGGCGGGAGACGTGGATGTTATCAAGAACCGGCTTAAAGCTGTCAAGGAAGCGGCTAGCAGGATGCCTATGACCGCTGACGTAAGAGGATGGATAGGTGATTCCAGAACTAAGGAGGATATTTTGATGAATGACGTTACGATCAACATCGATCTTAACAACGATCCTTTCATAGCTCCTAAGTTTAGGATGAGTATCAAGGAGAACAAGGTATCCAAGGAGGAGACGGAAGTCTCGTTCCCTAACCTGCCGGATCTGCCATCGGAGTTCGCCTCGCCTACGAAGGCGGCCGAGGACAAGTCTTTGGTTTCCGACGGTAACGTAGTATCCGGAGAAAATGAGGCGGAAAATCCTTGCTAAATAAAATATCTTGACTTATCTTTGCGGCGTCAGTCCATCACCTGACGAGTAAGATATTTAAAAGTTGGTCCCTGTCGGGTGTGTGATGGCCCCGGTGGGGACTCTTTATATTATGCAATTAGATGCCTTTTTACATCGGAAGATCATGCAAGACCTACGCATCCAGCGAGCGAAGGTCTTGATGATGTTATACACCAGTCATTATTTTGTCAATAACAGACAAAAGCAGTTGCTTGACCATACATACGCTTTAAGCAGGGATCAGGCTTTTGATTATATGACTGAGTTCAACAAAAGGCTTAGTGATAAGGTGGGTATAAAATGTACGATGGATATCCTTCTACCTACCGATGACGATAACGCTAATATCATAATCGAGTACAATGGTATCATCAAGAAGCTGATGAAGGAGGCCGAGAAGCTGGAACTTGACACTGACGCCATTAAGGAAATGATGCGTGATCTTCTTAATGAGTTGAAGGATGATATTGATCTTAATATCCTGATATTTGACGTAACCCAGTTACTTATAAAATACAATCTATTTAGGTTGGATGCCATAACCGAGCAGGAGTTCAAGGACTCTTTCGTCAGGATGGATAGTAGGAATATGGAGATAAAGAAATTAACTTTATCTGATATCAAGAAGGTGGTGATGATGATGGAGGATAGATATAGTTATATTTCGTTTATATGATGGACAAATATAATTGATTACGTTTTTTGTAAAAATGTCTCCTGTTTGTTTGTAGTTTCAAAATAAGGTCTTATATTTGCGGTGTCCATCCGTTATTGGGCCATAAGAAGATATTAACTCGCCTAAGCGTAGGCGATAGATGAGGGTCATTGGTGGAATAACGGACGCCAATGGCTCTCGTTGTTTTTATATCATGAGTGAATTATCTGAGATTTTTAGTTACAATGGTAATGATGTAACTTTTAAAACGGTTGATGATGTAACCTATGTTAATGCCACGGAGATGGCTAAATACTTTAATAGGAGAACAAACGACTATTTATCGTTAGTATCTACTAATGAGTTAGTTAAGGCAATTACCAGAAAAACTGGTAAATCTGAAAATCAGTTAGTTATAAAGAAGACTGGAATGCCGGTTTTTGGAGGTGGGGTATGGTTGCATGAGGATATAGCTATAGATTTTGCCCAGTGGCTTAGTGTAGATTTTAAGCTGTGGTGTACAGATAAAATAAAGGAACTTTTATTGAAAGGGCATACATCAATAAATAGGAGTAATTCTGATATAAGCAGAAGAGATCTACCATCCGATTATATAGAGGCATTAGAAGCGTTAATTAAATCGGAGAAGGAGAAAAAGGCATTAGCTGAAGCCAAGAAAGTGGCAGAAGAAGCTAAGAGGATATCTGATAATATTATCAAAGAACAGGCTCCTATGGTTGAATTTGCTAAGACAGCCGAAATAGCCCAAGAGACAGATATGTTGATCAGAGAGGTTCGGGAAAAGCTAGAGGCTCATGGATATGATATAGCGGAGAAGAATCTTCGTATATTGCTTGAGGATAATAAGTTCTTCGCCAAAACCGGTAAGAGATGGTTGTTATCCCAAAGGATGATAGATCGTGGTTATGCTCGTTACAGATATCGTGATGACGATGAGTTTTATGGAACTAACACTGTTTATGTGACTCCTAAGGGATTCCAGTGGATCGTGTCTAAGATATCTGGGGAATGGATGCCTAGGTTCTTGGAATTGAAAGGTAGGGTTCTGAGTAGATCAGATAAAGATATTTTCGCTAAACGATAAGTTTCATTTTTTTTTGTTATTTAGGATTGAGTTTTTTGCCTGTCCGTGAGGATCGGCAAAATGATTTGTACTTTTTCAGAGTAAACATAAGGTTTGTTATTATTGTTATTTGGCTCCCGTCCGCTCGTGAGAGTAGGCGGGATTTTCATATCTTTGTAACAAAACGATTTAGCTATGGGTAGATCTTGTTATGTTATAAAAAATAAGGAGGGTGGGGTAGATAATGTCCTTGCCCCGAACGACCAACCATCCGGATTATACCAAAGGGCGATGGAGGTGCTTGGCGACCAGAAGCAGGCCTTATCGGTCTGGGGTACGGCCTACTCCCCCGACTTCGTGTCTTTCTTTGGCGATTGGATGTCCATGCCATCAGAATACGGCTTAGATAGCAATGGGGAGCCTAGGTATGATGATGTCATGTCCTTTATCAAACAAAAGAATTATGCTGTGGGTAATTTCATGGCTGACGAGGTTAAGGATATCAATAATACCATTACTTCCCTGGGCGTTGATAATATCAATGATCTTAACGATATGATCGTATCTAACTTCCTTTCCGGCGGTGATATATTCATCAACAGATATAATCTTGAACGATCCGGGATGTATGATGCTGATGAGATTGATAATATCATGACTAACCGATTGGAGTATGAGCGGGTAAGGGATATGATGAGGAGGATTGTCGATTTTATGTCTGAGGGGGATCTCAATGAGAAGGATACATATTTCTTGTCCTCCGAATCAGGCCTTGGTGATGATTATATGATATATGAGGATGTGTATGATTCATTGGGAAAGAGAAGAGTCTTGAATCCAATGGAGGTAAGGGATACGATCATGAGGGCGGTAGGCGGTATCAGCGACCGCCGGGAGTTCGATCAGGCTTTCGCCTCAGTCCCATACCCTTCCTTGGCGCTCCGGTATCAGGAGGATCAGGATTACGCCGATCGGATGTATGACACATATCGTAATATGACCCGTATGGAGGTCAGGGATCAGGATGGGAATACGATTACCGACTCATATTCCAATAGCACCATACCGTATATCAGTATGCCTAAGGATATGAAGGGTCTAAGGGATAAGGTTGGGGAGATAATCGATATGGATGATTTTAAGGACATCAAGGACGTTGCCGGACGTCTGCATGACATAGCCATGGATCTTGCCGACATGGGCGTGGATATAAGCGAGGCGATCAGCGATGAGATGGTTATATCCAGACCTGAGGATATCCGTGATCTTATGGCGTCGCTGGACGTCATGTTGTCTTCCATACAGGTCGGCAATTCGGTATACGATAGCTTTATCTCCGATCTTGATAGGATAACAGGAAAAGGGAATCCGATATACGAGGTTCAGGATACTTATTCTACTGGGGATAGGATGGTGTATGTAAGGTCCGGGAATACATCCCCTTCCGATATGTATGATAGGAGCATGTTGTATATTAGTAGGAATACGTACCATAACACGGCTCCGATAACCGACACCGATCAGGCCTATGAGATGTTGGCCGATATCGGGATAGAGCGGCCCTCGTACTTGCCGGCTGGCGTGGTTCCCGCAGGGGCTTCCCGTTCCGATATTGGCGTGGTCAAGGATAACATAAAGAAGCTAGTTATGTCCAACATCTCATCCTCGAATACAGAGAACATGATCCTTACCAGATTGATATACCAGCATCCCGTAACCCCTAAGATGGATGATGTCGATATTGATCGGGAGTTCAGGAGATACGAGGCTAGGCAGGGAAAGGATCGGGATTTTATCAAATCCTGTACATCGTTGAGGAAGATCCAGATCAAGGAAAGGTTAAAAAAATCGGATTTATATAATAATGTCTTACGTTTCCTTGATTTTAATGGATTTTATAATGTATCTTTGAACCACCATGACAGAGGTACGTTAAAAAGCATGGAGATGTCGTTGCCGGAAGGTCAGGTAAGGGATCTTCTGTTTGACGTGGCTATCGAGTCCGGTGATAGTAGCATGAGAAACCTTTTCTATCTGGATAGTCAGGATAGGATGATGGATGCCGGGTTTTACAGGTATCTGTGCCAAAGGAATCCGGGCCTGCTCCGGGAGGTCAACGGCGGCGTCGAGGTGAGACCGGACGGTTCGTTCTTGGCTCGTGGGAGGTATGATGATTTCGCGTCATTCCAATCCGGTTTATATGAGAAGGTAGGTGAGACGGTTGATGGTGCGATATACAGGTTCGTTGATGATCTTATATACTCCGATCCATCATCATATCAAGAAAATATGGTACGAAGGATGGGTGATGTTACGGTAAGGAGTGACGATAACCGCCTGTCAAGGATAGAGGATAATCCCTCATCCAGTAAGATAGTTAATGAATACACTGCTAATACAAATAAGTTGATGCGAGATTTTTCGTGTAGTTAATCTCTCTTTGGCGTCGTGAGACGTTTTCTTTCGAGCATTGAAACATTGAATTTATGGATTTGCATGAATCCGGGTCGTAGTGATACGTTCCGGATTTTTTTGTCTTGTATCGGTTCTTATTAATCCCATTTACAAGACATTAAGTACTTTGATGATGACACATATCACGATTTTAGGGCTGTTAATTTTTGAACTTTGTAACGCCCGCCATCAGGTGGGGTTATTATTAATTCAAAAATAAATAGACATGGGTACAAGTGGAGACAAAATCGTTTTGTTAGACGGTATGGGTTCCGGTAGTGGAAGCGCCACTAACGGTTTATTATCTATGATTCCGGGGATGTTCGCCAACTTAATAGGCGGAAATAAGATGGATCCGAACTTGGTAGCGGCTTTGATGAACGGTCGTAACAACCAAGACGGTTTCGGCGGGGCTAACGGTTGGTGGTTGTGGATCATCGTCCTGTTCTGGTTATGGGGTGGCCGTGGCTTTGGCAATGGTTTTGGCAATGGTAATGAGTGTTGCGCTAATGGTCTTCCAGCTCAATTGAATAACGACTATGGTCGTGAGTTACTGATGCAGGCTATCCAAGGTAACAGAAGCGCTATCGATCAGATCGCTAACGCCTTGAACTGTACTACCACTCAATTGCAAAGCGCTATCTGTAACGTACAAGGCGCTATCGATAAGGTAGCTGGTCAGGTAGGTATGACCTCTCAGGCTGTTATTAACGCCGTACAGCAACAAGGTTGTGAGATCGGTAATCAAATTAGCTCTTGCTGCTGCAATTTGAGTTCTTTGATCAACCAAAGCACGTGCGCTACTCAAAATATGATAACGCAGCAAGGCTTTGACAATCAATTACGGACGTTAGAGCAAACCAATGTTCTTCAGAGTAACATCAACCAAGGATTGACAAACAATCGTGAGCAGGCTACTACGCAGTTCAATATCTTGAGCGCTAAGATTGATGCTCAAACAACCTTGATTAATGATAAATTCTGTCAATTGGAAATGCGTGAGATGCAGAATACGATCAATCAGTTGCGTGATGAAAGGTCGGCTTACCAAGCCTCCGCGTTGACTCAGCAACAGACTCAGAATTTGATCAACCAGTTGAGACCTACCCCTGTGCCGGCTTATCCTTCATGCTCTCCTTACCAGACTTATGGATGGGGTCAAGCATTTTATGGAGGTAATTACGGATGTGGGTGCAACAATGGATGCTGCAACAACGGAAACGCTGCTATTTAACTCTATAAAGGAAGGAGGCTATTATGGCTTGTGTTTCTAAAATAGGGTCTCTTTATGAGTTGGTCACGAAGAACGTGGTAGTGACTACTACCAACACCATCTTCGGCATCAACCCAAGGATATGGCTGTCCTTGCCATGCGAGGGCCTTCTGCTGCTGAAAATCCGGCAGGTGGTTCCGACAACAGGCGAGACATTGCCAGTGCAGATAGCTATTCCAGCGAACAGCACCGTATCCACGGTAGGTGATGACACATGCTGCCCGGTAACCGGCGTGGCTGTGGTGAATCCGATCAACGTGGCTGTGACCGGAGCGGCTATGGTTAACAACACCGAACGCCTTGTTTATTTCAACAAGGTAAGGGGTGTATTGAGGCTCATGGATTGCTGTGTGCCTACAACTTCCGCCTCGGCGTCGGAGACGACTGTTGATGAGGGATAGGTTAGATTGGATGTCTAATGGGAGGGTATTCCCTCCCGCTTAAAAATCGAGATATGTTTAGAGACTTAAAGAAAGGATTTCAAGTATATACGCTGGATACGTCCGATGTTCCGGTGTTCAGGATGGGGAATGTGGTTAACGTGTCCGAGCCTAGGTTCCAGCAACCCCAGATGGGTCAGATGGGGCAATATCAGCAACTACAGGATAGGGTGATAGACCTTACCGTGGAGATAAACGGGTCTTCCATGACCTATGTCGTACCGGAGAGCAGGGATGTCGCTATGTCCAATAACATAACTTTGGCCTGCTCGGTCGATCCGATCATGAACCAGCTTAACGCCGCTAAGAGAACCAGCTCCGATATTCTCGATAGTATCGATAAGCATAGGAGGACACTAGAGGCTTGTGATTCGATCCTTGAGGAAATCAATCCGGCTTTTAAGCAGACTAAGGATCAAGACCGGAAGATCAAGAATCTTGAGGAGAAAGTCGATAGGATGGGATCCTCTTTCGATGAGCTAAAAGAGTTGTTAATTAAAAAATTAGGTTAAGATGAGAGTTATAGATTTAGGCGGCGGTCACGAAGAGGACTACAATGACGAGATCTACGATCGTAGAGGCGGCCGTGGACGTAGCAGACGTTCGGATGGGACTTACATGGGTTATGGTGGTGGAATATACGACCACTATGGCAAGGAGCATGACGGCAGAATGGATGAGCTAGAACGCCGTGAGCGTGATCTTGAAAGACGCGAGAGGGAGCTGGAACGTGACGAGCGTGAGCTTGAGAAACGCGAGAGACTCCATGAACGTGAGGACGAGATGTATCGCAGGGGATGGTTCGGTGAGCGTGGCATCCGTGACGAGTTCGATGGTACCGAGCCGTATATGCGCAGGGGACGCAGGAGTCGTTACTACTGAGGAGCAGACGCCGATGACCCGGATTATAAGCGGTATATAGACACCCATGGATATCACTTTTCCAAGGAGCTGGCTAGGGAAGCCGCTGACAAGATGCTTAACGCCGACGGGTCCAAGAGAAGATGGACGATGGAGGACGCTAAGCAGATGTTCGATAAATGCGGGGCCAAGAAACCTGATAACGCCACTTGGGGAGATATCCAATACCTGTTCGCTATGTTCTATAGCGACTACTTTCCTAAGGTATTGGATTGCGACCAGAAAATAGTCAAGGCTGTCTTGGCTTATCTGGAAGACCCTGACGCCCCGGAAGGGACGGCGTTCGTAAGGTATCTGGCGGTGCGGTGCTTCGTCGGTGACACAATCAAATGGAGTGATATGATTTAGTTTGATACAACGTTGGAGAACCCTGTCGGCAATAGAATACCGATAGGGTTTCTTTTTGACCGTAGCCTTATTATGATTACATTTGTTCGAGGTAGATCTTTTGTTCATAGGAAGGGTGGGCGGGAATGAAAAAAGGCATCCTCACGGACACCCTTCCCCTTTGGTTGAAAATCACTTAAAACATTATGAGTTACTACACTGCAAATATAGATAAATAAACATAAATAGCAATGGCTAAAGGACATTATTGGATAGAGCCTGTGGATCAGACGTTAAACGATTTTCAGTTTTATAAGGCCCGTATCGTAGGCGATCCTGAATATGACGAGAAACATCATCGAGTTATATTGAGGACTGATAAGTATTTCCCCGTTGGGAGTATCTTTCATGTCCTTAATGATAAGGAGATGTTTGTTATTGAACGGAAATTCAAAATCTGGGGCAATAAATATGTCATAAGACCTTGTGAGGGTGAATGGGAATGGGAGTCTGTTCAGAAACTTAAAGACAAGGCTATTATATTCCGTGCCGGGTTCCTGCATGGGAACGGCAGCTTCTAACACCTGCCCGTATCTACCCCCCCCTCGATTTCTTGGTGTTTATGTATATAGTTATATTTGAGCAAAAAATAAGTTTGATATGGAAGATTTTCAAGGTAAATACAATGGCAAGCAGATAGAGCAGCTTTTGGATAAGGCTAATGATATTGATCTTACCAAATATGCTCTTAAGACGGATAATGCCCCTACCGCCACGAAATTACAGGCGGCTAGGACCATAGCGCTGTCCGGGGCTGTTACCGGTAGTGTTTCATCGGACTTCGGAAGCAACGTAACTATCTCCACGACATTGGCTAATTTTGATGCCTCTAAGATCGCGTCCGGAACCATCAGTATAGATAGGTTGCCTAAGGCGGCTTTGGAGAGATTGATCGTGGTAGCTGACGATACGGCCAGATTTGCCCTTACCACCGCTACGGCTCAAAGTGGTGATACGGTAAAGGTAACGTCTACAGGTAAGATGTATCTGATAAAAGACGAGTCTAAATTAAGCAGTGAGGATGGATATGAGCCTTACACGGCCAGTCAGGCTTCCTCCGTGCCTTGGTCCGGGGTTACGGGCAAACCAAGTACCTTCACCCCTCCCACGTCCTCCGCTACCGTTCTTGGCGGTATTAAGGTAGGATATACGACTTCCGGGAAGAACTATAAGGTGCAACTGGATTCGTCCGGCAACGCTTACGTCAATGTCCCATGGACAGATAATAATACCACGTACAATCAAGCCACGGCTGATACTTTAGGATTGGTTAAGATCGGTTACGATACTAGTGGCAAGAATTACGCCGTGGTGTTAGACGGTAATGGGAAGATGTATGTAAATGTTCCTTGGACTGATAATAACACGACTTATGCTCAAGCCACGAGCGATAAGTTGGGTCTTGTTAAGATCGGATACTCTGCAACTGGGAAGAACTATCCCGTTGTTCTTGACGGTAGTGGTAAGATGTATGTGAATGTTCCGTGGACGGACACCAACACCACATATTCCAATATGGGGGCGGCTACTTCCTCTGCCGCAGGAAAGGCCGGTTTGGTCCCTGCTCCTGCCGCCGGAGCGCAAGGTAAGTATCTTCGTGGTGATGGAACGTGGCAGACACCTCCTAACACTACATATAGCAACATGGGCGGAGCGACGTCCTCAGCCGCAGGATCGGCGGGATTGGTACCAGCGCCGGCTGCCGGCAAGCAAGCGTCGTTTTTGCGTGGTGATGGCACATGGGTGGTTCCGACAAATACCACATACGCTAAGGCTAATACCACGACCTTAGGATTGGTGATGATCGGATATGCGGAGAATGGCAAGAATTATCCGGTGGAGCTGGATGGTAGTGGGAAGATGTTCGTCAACGTGCCTTGGACGGATACTAATACAACGTATGGTGTTGTGGGAGCTAATGGATCAACAGGTCTTGTAAAGAACGGAAGTACCGTGACAAGCGCTTCTGGCTATATCGCCTGTCCTATTGTCAGTGGTGTCCCTTATTATAAAGACACTAATACCACTTACGCCAATATGAAGGCAGCTACGGCTTCCGCCGCCGGTGCTGCGGGATTGGTTCCGGCTCCCGCTGCGGGCAAACAGACATCCTTCCTTCGTGGCGATGGTACATGGGTCGTACCTACCAATACCACATACGGATTGGCCTCTACTACAGCCAACGGCTTATTGAGACAGCTTAATGGTAGCACCTCTAATTTTATGCGTGGAGATGGTACATGGGCTACCCCTCCTAACACGACATATGCCGTAGCCAACGAGTCCACTAACGGTTTGATGGCGGCCGCCGATAAGAAGACCATGAATAGGCTTATAGGAGTTAATACGGTCACGACATTAGCTAACCTGCCTATTAGCAAGAGAAGTATCACGGCTACGTTATCAGCCGCTACCACCCTATCCGTGCAGTCAGGGATGCAGATAGGGGAGGAGCTGATGATCAGGTGCGTCCCGTCGGCGGCCTTCACGCAGGCTATACCCAACTCCGGGGATTATGTCAGCATGAGCGGAACTTCTATATCCACTACGGCCAACAAGCCTTTCGAGATAAATATCTGGTGTTACGCTTCAGGTAAGTATAGCATCGCCGTTAAAGAACAAGATTAAAGAACAGATTATGGCATATACATATATAAACAGGGAAATATATCCCAATCAATTAGTTCAGGACGATCCGCTTGATGATAATTACGCCAAGGGCTATAGTTATGATGATTACATTAACGGGAATCCCGCCCCATGGATAGAGCTTGGGGAGGAGCAATTGGCGTTCAAGGAGGCCAATCCTAAAGCTACGGTTAAGGAAATTATCGAGGCTAAATTGGATGACTCAAGGCTTCTTAATGAGGAGAAATCGGCTAAGTATGAGGAGATCAGGACTTATGAGAATAATAATCTTCATGAGTTTTTCTTGGATGACCAAAATATCTATATCCCTGAATATGATAGGAATAACGCTTTGTCTGATGGGGCTATAGCTGGTAAGATAACGATCATAGGTCTGGAGTTTGATATGACGGAAGGCAAGATCTTGATCGGGATGATGGATAAGTATGATAATGACCTGATGTCGGCGTTAGGAGTCAAACAGAGGGAAGTAAGCTTAGCCACTACCGTAGAGCAGGTGAGGGCTATTGACGCTCAGTCCGGCTATCCAGATAAGGTAAATATCACCATGACTTATGTCCGGCAACAGGCAAAGGAGAAAGATGCCTCCGATCCTCAGAAAGTGGCTGTCAGATTCTCCAGAATGGTGGTTAATAACAAGGCTATATCTTTATCCCCTAACGAGAAATTGGATGTTAAGGTCCTATTCCCTATATGGGGACAAGAGGGAGCGGAGTTCGGGTTGTCGGTGGATGCCGGATTCTGCCTCAGGGTGGTTAAGGACGATACGGATATCCTTTATGAGGTTATTCAACAACATACATTATCAAAGGAATGGGAACCCGGATTGGATACGGCTTCCTTATACAAGGTCATTGATAAGGAGCATGCCGGGACCATAGGGGATCCTATCCCGTATTTCCCTCCAATGGAGATATTCAAGGATAAGTATTATATCCAGAACGCTGATGTATATAAGTGTACTAGGGATAGCGGAACTCCTCTTAGTCATAATCTAAAGGACTTGATCGGGTTGTATGTTGAGGTTGTACAGGGCTAGTCGTATCTACCCCCCCCCTATATTTGGCTTGTGATATGATACAAGTTATTTTTGGCATAATAAAATGACATTTGTAAATATATTTAAGTATGGCATCACAAAAATTTGGTTTCGTAACCGTCGACCCGGTATCAGGATCAGGAGATCAGGCGGTTAATTTCTCCGGTGAGAAACACACCGGTCGTCTTCAACGCACTATCAACCTTACGGTCACCACGAACGGCGGGGCTAAGAAGGCGTTGGTAGTTAATCAGGCAGCGGCTGCTGAGGTGGTAAGATCAGACAGCCCTAACGCTTCCGTGCAAAAGACAGGCGGTAATGTTACCATCACCGGTAAGTCTAACAGTACTAAGCTTACGTTCGCGGTCACGCCGGCTGAGGATAACGGGCTTACGTTACAGCTCCCGGCTAACTACACGGCGGCTGGAAAGACTACGGCTAACGGAGCGGTTATCGCCGACGATCCCGGAGCCGCTGGCGAGTTCGTTTGGAGCATCACGATCTCGGACGTACCGGCCAACGTCACGATCGAGGAACTGACAGCTACATTGAAAGTAACCGCCGCTGGTGGCCAGGCAGCCAACGTGACGGTAACTCAAGCCGCTGGAGACTCTACTATCGAGCTTGACAAGGAGACTATTAACTTGGATGTAAATGGTACTCAACAGACGGTTAACGTAACATCTAACGACAGCTGGACTTGGACGCAAGCAGCCGCCAGAACCGTATTGAGAATGATGGGACGATAATCAGTTTCTTTTCGTTTACTCAGACCCCGATCGACTAAAGCCGGTTGGGGTTTATTTGTTTTGCTATCTTTGCAATAGAACAAAAATAATACAACTATGGCTAATGATTTGAATATTAATTGGAAGGACGGGGTAGGCGAGGTAACGGACCAGCCTCTGACCGTCAGCCCGGGGTCCGGGACCGGAAGCGCCCCCGTTTCCTTTGGCTCGGTGATGAACAACGGTCTTGATCGGACTCTTGAGCTGGAGATAACAACTCCAAAAGGTGTTAAGAAGACGCTCACGGTGAATCAGGAGGGATGCCGGCAGGCTTATATTACGAGTGACGGCAAACGATGGCTGACTAGCGACAATCGGGTGTATGGGGTTTTGAAAAGCGATGCTCCATGCGAATGCACGGGTGATTGCCCTTGATATTTTGTTTTTACGAATTTTGTAATTACATTTGTGGCGCATGTCCATCACCATGCTTTTCGTCGCTAATTTATTATAAGGGATACCGGTCTGTGATGGGATCGGCATCCCTCTGTTTTTTTTAATATGGAGAAGATAAATGTTTCCGATGTTCAGGTTCCTGATGGGAGACAAATCCGTTGTATGTCGTATAATAAGGTTACTTATTTTGATCTTGACGATATATGTAAGTTATGTTTTGACTCATACGATCTACATGATGTGGCTGACACTAAGGTAATGAGTGAGTTCCTGCACCGAGAGGGTGGTCGTTATTGGACTACGATAGATGGCGTAAGGCAGTTGTATCGTAGGATTGAGTGCAAGATGTGTTTTGAGGTTATAGAAAAATTAAAAAAATTATGAGAGAGCAGGAATTTGATTTCGTGGTATATCCGTTGAAGTTGATTATCACGGTAGGATTGGATTACGAGACGTTATGTAACCGTTTCGAGAACATGGAGCCGGATCATAAGGGAGAATGGGGTGATAAGGATGATATGGATAAGGAAGCGTCTTTCGTGAATCTGGTAAGGGATAGGGACGATGATGGTAAATTCGCCATACTTTGGAATTTTTCAAGCGACGATGATATAATGATGAGAAATATATGTCATGAGTCGTTCCATATAGCCATGAGCGTGTGTCAGTTCTGTAATATGTCGCTTGGATTTAAGGTCGGGGAGGATGAACATGCGGCGTATATAGCCGGCTTCGCTGGTGATTGTGTTAGCGAGTTTATCAACAATAAGGATATGGATTAGACTATAAATTCATACAAGGGATACAAGAATATCAGCCTCCGCTTATTCGTGGAGGCTTTTTATTTATCTTTGTGAAAAACATTTATTTATGAGCAGTTGCGTAATTAAAAGGAATAAGGAAGGTAAGATAGCTCGTGTCTTGACTCCTTCCGGCGAGGTATCCACCTTGTTCGATAAGATAGCGGGTATAGCCGCCGTAAGTGACCTTAATAAGGCCGCTGAGGCTTATATGACTATTTATAACGATAAGTTCAGGTCTAAGTTCGGAGACTGGACGAGATCCGTGCCAAGAAATAAGGAGGCTGCCAGATCCATAAGCGCCAGACTTAGCGCCAGCGAGTGGGGGCAACTTATGTCAGCCAAGGTCCTGTCCGCCATAAGCGACATGGATGCCCCAGCGTTGGCCAGAAACCTTGGGAATAGCGACAGTGTCGTGGCTTATCTTACCTCCGGAGAGGTAGGTGATGTCAATGATATGGCTGTGGTAGATACATCCACGGTACAGGAGGTGGATCTGGATTCCATAAACGAGGATAATATTGGCGATACGATACTGAAAGAGGCGTCATGGGATGATATAAGGGCTATCAGGGAGAATATAGATATTAAGGAGACAGCCCGTATGTTATGGAAGGCCGTGGAAAGCGCTTTTACCGGTCAACGACCTAATATCAGGGTGAAGGGCGGAAATATAGATGGGGAGATCATATTTTCTGGTAATGTCTTGCCGTTAAATGATATTGAGAATTATACGCCTCCATCTTCAAGACTGGTATATGATTCCGGTGAGCCTCGCCTGTTCTTTAGATCGGATGACGGCAAGATACACGAATCTTACGCCAACGCCATAAAAGGCTCTTCCGGAGGGCGGATCGAGGCCGGGTTCTTGGCCGGCAGTGTCGAGGAGAGCGACGTCCCGTCCGGTACGGCTGATATCTCCTTTGGCTCTTCCTCCATAACCCTTAATAATAACGAGTCGTTCATCCCTATCCTTGGTATTAGCTCAGACTCAGATATAAGCACTCGTGGAGGGTTTGTCAATTACCTTATCAAGAAAGGTCTGTTGAGCGGGGAGCGTATAAGGTTAGGGGATAGGTATTATCTTACCGGAGCCGGCAACTCTGATGGTCTTAAGATCTATAACGCTATGGACGCCTTGTCTAGACTAAGGAACAGGTTTGGTAGTATGTCTTCTGAGATGAACGTATTAGGCTCCATCGGTTTTGATACGGAGGTAAATAACGATCTTGATCTTATCACGACATCAGGGGAGAAGGTTACGGTAAGCAGATCGGAGATAAAGGGCATGTTAAGGCAAGGTAAGTTTGAGGAGCTTAATAATAAGTATGATGGGTTCATGGAGCTAGCCTTGTCGTTGATGATGGAGGATAACGCCTTGTACGGAAGTAATGTCCGTGGGGTTATTGAGAATGAGAAGGCGGAGGATCTTCAGAACAGGACTGATATCACCAACATCTTATCCACGTTAGGTATTCGGGTGATGGGTATGTCCGAATATATGGATAAGTATAAGATGCGTAATGGTGTCGAGCCTTCGGCTAGGGCCTTATCCGATATGGCTAATGGGGTTATTGCCCTGGCTGAGGGAGCTACGGTAGAGGATCTTAATGAGGAGGTGGCTCACTTCTTGATCGATACTTATCGTAATCAGCAGGAGATTGACGAGGTTCTGGACTCTGTTGTCGGCACGCCATTATGGAATCAATTTGCCGGTCGTTACTATGAGGTGTATGGGAAGGAATACCAAGGGGAGGAACTGGATCGGATGGTGAAGCGGGAGATCCTAGGTAAGACGTTGGCCCAGCGGTTCGTGCCGGGCATGGAACAGGCGGTGGAGGATCTGGCCTCGTCCGAGGACGCCCAGCTCTCCTTGTTTGGCAGGATAATCCGGGCTATACGGAATTTCTTCTCTACTCAAAGATCAGACTTGAATAAGGTTCTTGATAGGATAAAGGAGTCGGCGTTAGCTGATGATCCAAGCGCATTTGACGTGCTTCTGTTAAAGGATAGCGACCATCTCATGTACTCATTATCGGATGTTGATGTGGCTAATAAGTTGATCAAGAACGGTAGGTCATTGGAAAGACTATATACCAGATTGCAGAGGATGAGGTCAAGCCAAAGCCAGAGGATCGGTGAGAGTATCTCCCTTCTACGTGATATAGGCGAGAAGGTAAGACAAGTCGGGGGTGAGCTAAATAAGAATAACAACCTATTATCCACCAAGAGCGTCATAGCGACCGCCAAGGCTGAGGTGGAGTATTTGGTCACTGTCGCCAGTAGCCTACGTAAGAGCGGAAAAGGATTGGATTATGAGACGATACAGGTTATCGATAACGTATATGGGGAGATAGTTCCTCTGATCAGGAACCTTCGTGGATTCGTCAATAATCAGGCGGCTGATTATTATGGCAGCAATAAGGTTGGCATGGTAGAGGATATGGATGATATATTACGTATGGCTGAGACATCCATGTCTGATATAAATGCTCTTCGAAGTGATCGTAATGAGGACTGGCTGGATGGACAGCTCAGGATGTTTAATATCCCGGAAAGATATTGGAATGGGATAAAGAAGTTGATAAATAACATCCATAAGGATATCAATGTCATGTCCCGGTTCTTTGGTACGCTGGAGCATAGTGGTAACGCTATTTTAGGTATGTTAGGCCAACGTCTAGCAAAGGCCCATAATGAAGCCCATATCGAAGGTATATCTAATATCAATAAGATGACTAGGATGATGAAAGAGCGTGGATGGGGGATAAAGGATAATGAGGATCTTATACAGAAGATAAATGGGAAGAACTCGGATTACCTTGACTCGTCCCGTGATTTCGCCAAATACGATTTACTATACAGGACCGAGCAGGCTAAGGCTATTATCGATATATATGATCTTAAGAATGTTACGGGTAAGACCGAGAAACAGCTTATCGATCTTCTTCTATCCGATAGAGGCCTTAAGGTGAAGACCCGTGACGACATAGTAGGATATGACGGGGATAAGCCTATTACGAAGGAGGTATATCATGTATTCAAACCTACCATCCAGAATTTTGATATCTCGAACATGACGTTCGAGGATCAGCAACGATATCTCGACGCGATAAATAGGTGGTTGGATGAGAACCGAGAGAAACCTATGGTGCAGGCTTATTACGATAAGATCGAGAAAGTTAATAAGAAGGTCGAGGAAAGACTGGGTCGTAGGGTATCGCAAGCCACGTCCGATTTCATGACCCGTATCCGCAGGAGCCGGTATGTGGCTATGGATAAGTTCGTGAGGAACGGGAAGGTCGATTGGAAGGCGTTTCAATCCGATCCTATAGCTTGGAGATCTTATCTGGATATTTTACGTGACAGGGCTATAGCCAAGAGCGAGTGGTATTCCGATGGGACACCAAAGGAAGAGGGATCCGAGGCTCTGATGATGTCCGAGGAGATCAAGGCATGGGACGAGGCGTGGGCCGAGGAGTTCGGGAATACCAACGAGGGTCGTAAGGCTTCCGCCGAGTTCAAGGAGATACTTCGTGGGATAGAGCGGTCCGAGGGCGGTAAGGCGGCGTTCGAGTTCCTGCTGGCCGGTGGTCATCTTGGTTTCTCCAAGGATATGTGGGGATCCGAGGAGGGTGATTATTACGAGAATCTGGTTGATAAGATCACGGAGCAATCTGTATCATCATCAAGGATAGAGAAGGTAGAGGAGGCGATGGCGACAATAAACGAGATCAATGACCAGCTAAGGCCTTTGCTTATCCAGTACCGGGATAGCACGAGATACGGGGAATATGATTTCGATAGGTTACGTGGATCCGCCTCATTAAGAAAGATAAACGAGTTATATGATCGTCTGGCTGAGGCTAAGAGCGTTATTAACGCCGCCGCTTCCGCTGAGGCTATTGAGATGGATATGCCTGATACGGTGGAGAGTGGAGTCACGGATTCTTACCGTAACGCTTTAAGGGATGCCATGGCATACGACAAGGGTATGGATGAGATTAAATTCGCCAAGGAACATATGTCTGCCCGCTCCCGGAGTCAGGTGGATAGGATGGCCGCCAAGTTATCTCGGAAAAACCCGTCATGGACGACCGTGGAGGTATCGTTTTTGAGAAGGAAATACGGTCCTGACTTCAATAATAAGCTAGCTAACGACATAGCGATGGGTAAGGCTAATGAGGTTCTTGTTGAGTACGCCAGAACCCGACTGTATCCTTATATGAGAAAATACTCTCCCAAAGGGTATTCTGATTTCATCAGCAAGATAAATAACGGTACGTATAAGGTATCCGAGTTCTTTGATGCCATGGAAAATGGTATATCAAAGGAAGAGAGCGTATCCCGTTTCGGGTTCGATATTAATATGATCGATCTGACGATCAATAACCAGTGGCTTGATGAGGCTGACGCCGAGAGTTCTTTCCGTAATCCTAATTATAATCCCGATCTGGGTTATGGATATCATACGCCTAGGTTCGATAAGTACAAGAACGAGGCTTTCTTCAAGAAATACGGTATTACCAACGAGGGGGAGGAAGCTACGATCAATAAGGATAAGTGGGAGATGAGGAAGGAGCTGCTTAACATAAGCCGTAAGGCTATGGAGGATTATGATGAGCGATTCCGGAACATCTACCAAATACCACAGATATCCAAGGGCGGCGTGGAGAGGATGGTGCAGGCCGGGGTTGACCCTAAGGCGGCCATCGGCAACGCCGTACGTGATATCGTTGGCGAGAGGGTGGATGACCCTATACATGGTCAGGGGCAAGACCTAGGAGGGATTGATGAGAACGATAACAAATATCGCATGATCCCCAAGTACTATCTGAGCAAGCTAGAGAATGCCGATGACGTATCCCATGACTTCGCGTACTCCTATTCTATGCTATCCCTTCAGGCGGCATCTTATAAGTATAAGAGAGCTGCTTTGGATGATGTTATGGGATATAGGAATATGATGCTTGAGACACAATATGATGGGGGAAAGAATCCAGAAGCCACTCATGCCTACAGGATGTTTCAGGACTGGGTTAACGCCAGTATCTATGACGTTAGGATAAACAATAAGCGGACTGAATGGAATATAGGCAATTATAAGGTCGATCTTAATAAGCTGGCCCTTATGTTTACCAAATTCGTATCCAAATCCAACTTAGGCTTCTCCCCATTCGTCGCGGCTACCGGCGCCCTTACCGGGCAGGCCAACTTCCTTTTGGAAGGTATGGTAGGGCAGTATATAAGCAAGGACTCCATGAAATACGCCTATGGGGAAGCTCAGAAGCAATTAAGTACGTACGTGTCGGAGATCGGGGATATAAACCGTACCAACAAATTATATGTCGTTGGAGAGGCTCTAGGCGTATTCAATGTCCGCAACCGTGTACGATCGGCGGCGTATAACAAGATCTGGAGAACCTTATTCCGGGACCTGCCGTTTAAGATGATGGAGGTTCTTAACTCCCCGTTGGATCCGCAGGTCATTATCTCGGTCATGGATGATACCCGCCTATACGAGGGTCAGTTTTGGTCATACTCCAATTTCAAGGAGATGATGATGAAAGACAGAAATATGTCCGCCAACGAGGCTAAACGTGATTGGGAGCGTTTAAGGGATTATTCTATGTGGAACATGGTAGATGTCAAGGATGGAAAGATCGTGGCTAAAAACGAGGCTAACAAGGATATTATAGACAGATACATACCTACCTTGTCCAGCAGGGTCAGGAGCATGGTGCAGATCTGCGACGGCGCCTTGAACGAGCAGAACCGGGTGGGGGCTAGCCGGAACGCTATCCTTAACATGGTTCTGCCTCATCGTGGATGGTTTATATTGGCCGTGCAGCGGGCGTATAAGAAAGCCGGTTTCAATTTCCAAACCAACCAGTTCGAGGAAGGATATATGAGAACATTATGGAGATTGGCCGGAAATGTCTATGGCTCGATGTCCGAGGGTAGGATGGGGGAGGCATATGACGTGCTTAAGGAAGAGTATGATAAGCTTACCCCCTACGAGCAGATCAATATCAAGAGATCGATTATCAATATGGCGGTATTCGCCACGATGATGGCTATAGGACGGGCTTTGATGGGATATAGGGAGGATAATGAGGATAGCTGGTTCGGGCAGTTCATTACCTATATAGGATTTAGGACGATCAACGAGATCGCTTCCCAGACATCCCCGTTCATGGAGCTTAACGCCATAGACATGCTACAGGACCCGCTGGTCACCGCCCGGAAGTTAGGCGATCTCACCGATCCTCGGAACTGGGATCCGTTCGCTACCGTCCAGACCGGCGTGTATAAGGACGAGAGCAAGCTATGGAGGCAGCTCATGAAGTTCTCGTTTGGTAAGCAATGGTATAATATCAAGACGGCTAGGGATATTAAACAGACATCCGACTACTGGCTGATGACCAACGGCATGACGATGGGATTCTTCCTAGGTGGTAGGAATAAGGATGAGTCCGGGGAGGACGCTAATTGGTATTTTGATAGAGGAAGATAGCTGATATAGTATGACAAAAAAATAGCCAGTCAATTGTTTAAGACAATTTGATTGGCTATTTTTGTATTCCTATCTATCCATCTCGGACGGATGGGAATAAATATTCTATTCATGAATGTAAATGTAAGCATTTATTAGGATTCTTCAAATAGCCAAAATTAAATTATACAAAATAAATATAAATTATTGTTATTTCGGTTTGTAGCATAAATATTATGGTTATATTCGCATCATGAAACAATGAATGACGGGATCTCACTTCAAGGTCATTCAATGTGTAAGATATTTTTGGCTCATTAGGATTTGTCGAGGTGAGATCCGGCATTTCCTTTTGAGCCTATTTTTTTATATTATGGATAATCTTGTTTTTATTAATGAATCTAATGATGTGTTGACAGACAGCTTGAGAGTAGCTGTTAAATTTGAGAAGGATCATAGCAAAGTTATAAGATCTATAGATGATTTGTTAGAAAAGAGTTATGTTATTGATACTGAATGTAATCCAAAAATGGATTTACATAAAATGTTTTGTTTATGCTATGATGACATACCTCAACCTAATGGTGGATTTAGAAAATCCAAAAGATATGTAATGAATAGGGATGGATTTACTATACTTGTTATGGGGTTTACTGGTAGCAAAGCTATAAAATTTAAATTGGAGTACATGAATGCTTTTAACGAAATGGAGGCATCCATAAAAAAGAATCTTCCGCATAATTACATAGAGGCATTAGAAGCGTTGTTGGCATCCGAGAAAGAAAAGCAGGCGTTAGCTGAAGCTAAGAAAGCGGCAGAGGAGGCTAAGAGAATATCCGACAATATTATCAAAGAACAAGCTCCCAAAGTAGGATTTGCTGAAACAGCTATTATGGCCAATGACAAAGGTGATGATATGTTGATTCGTGATGTTAGGAGAGAACTTGAGTCTCATGGATGTGATATAGCGGAAAGATCGTTAAGAGAGTTTTTACAAGAGCAGGGTTTCTTTTACAAGAATAATAGAGAGTGGATATTAACGGAGAATGTTATGAAGAAGGGTTACGCACATTACAGATACAACACGGATACCGGGATCAGGAATACGGTTTATATGACCAGAAAGGGATTTGAGAAAACGTTATATAATATCAGGAATATACCTAAATCAAGAGAATCCTTTATTTCTTTTGGCGGTAAGATATTCGATTAAAATAGTAGAAGGATAGGATATTATCATCCTATCCTTCTTATTTTTGTTATACTAAATTATAGATCCATCTTTTGTGACTATAGGAGTTCCTGCTGGTAATATCCTGAAATTAACGCCAACTATTATAAAATTTCCTTCTGGATCTGGATCTTTACATATTAAATATTCTTTCCCATGAAAGCATGTACGTTTAGGATCGTTTAAGAACTCATCGAATTGGGCTAACTCATCATTCTTTAACCTGAACTCTTGTTGATAATCTTTTGCTGTCTTCATATTTGTAATTTTAAAAAGTTAATAAAACTAAGTTCTTAGATGACGAGGCATTCTACCTACTCCACAAAGTTTCCCATCCTCTGATTTGACAATCTTTATTCCATCAATGGAATGGTAAATGTTTCTTGTAGGGTCATTTAAAAATTCTTTAAAACTTTCCAGTTCTTCATCTAATAAGAAAAATTCTTTCTTGCAAAATTCGATGCTCATATAAGGGCGTTCCTCGATGACTGGTTCAAGAGACGGAATAAATCCAACAACCTTTTCGGTAGAAGATCTTTGTTTTATAAAACTTTCAGCTTCTTCCCATGAGGTTGCCCATATTTCACCAGCATACTTCTTACCATTGATTTGATACTCTGTAGCAAATTTCTTTTCTTCTTTTTCCATGTTTGTAATTTTAAAAAAAATAATAAATTGCGATAAAACAAAAGTTGGACTAGTCTAATATCAACTTACCAATCTCCGCCATCATTTAATATACCATCAATAGTAGTTATACTATTTTCTATGTTGCTACCTCCATATTGCGTAAATTCTGGTGTAGGATTATAATCTGTATCTCCGCGCATCATTACATGAAGTGAGCCGCTGGCGGAATATAACCAAAGACGCTCACCATCCTTTTCCCATTTCTTGGCCAATCTTCTCAATGAGTCGATCAGCTTGCATTCCTCCGGGGTGCATTCGATCCCCGCTCTAGTATGATATTTCATTCCCATATTATTGATTTGTTTAATTTACGAGCCTCTGATAAGGCTCGTGTTAGTATATCCTTTTTTCTTATAATCTCCTTATATCTTTTGATATTCATTTTTATTATCTTCATAATAAGTTCTTTTGTTTTAATAACACCAACATCTTATTCCAATCAACATATCCTTTATCCGTGAGCGGAGTGCCGATATTCCTGTCATCTATATAATAATCACAATACAATTTTGGTGATGATGATACTGGTTCAGGATTATAATTTACTGAGTATAGATTAATATGGTTATATTTGAACCAATCCACCGCATCCTGTAGATATCTACCATCTCTCACTGTATACAATATCAGTAGATTCCTATCAGCTAATTTCCTCAATACGCTAGCAGCCCCGATATTGTCTCCTACATAAGGGTATAAGTCTGTCACGCATGTCCCATCGAAATCTATTCCTACTATTTTCTTCATATTATATATCTTATAATAAATACTCTTCTATTTTCTTAGCCATATCAATAAGCATCTCACATCTAAGGTCGTTAAGATCCTTACAAAACCTCATCTCCTCCTCATGCTTTTCCTCCGGCGATCTGTTATCACTTATACTGTAGCATGGTGATGAGCATATCGGTATGGGCTTCATGGCATCTATGGCTAATTTGATAGCCTTTTCTTTGATATCGCTTATATTAATTTCTTTTTGCATCCAGATCATACCGCTATCATGGCAATCAGGAAAATCGACATGATCCGGGTCACGTATTAAACAGCTTCCCTCGTTATAAAAACAGCATCCTGTACAATGATCTTCTTTTATCTCCGGGACAGCCACGTATGTCATTCCTTTGTATATTCTAACTTCTCCTTTTCTTACCTTATTTATCTTATTCATCTTATCAGATTTTTATATCCTACACGTTTTAATTCCTCTTCAGTAGCTTTCTTCTTCGGGAACTTCCCGTGCCATTTACCGGGCACCACGACATCACGTCCGTCTGGGCTGGTAGCCAGCCTCCCGCATTCGCTGCACAGCCCCATGCCCTTGTACGGCTGTAGTTCCTTGGCATAGTCGAATTTGTCCACCATATACTCGTTTGTCAACATCCAGTAACTAGACGTAGCGGTATTATCAACGCAACCGCATTTAGCGCATACAAATAAGCTCATAGTAAATTATTTAATATCATTATCCTTCTTATCATCGTCAATCCTCTCCACCTTAATCGTCCCCATATCACCTGAAGGTAACGTGATATCACTATACACATTATTCCAGTCCTCGTCAATGGCCAACTGATGTAATATCGACCTATATATTTGGTAGGTGTTGCCGATAAGTCTCTTCCTATTTATCTTATCCTTACTGCCTCCATCGTACCCTATATGCTCAAAATCCTCAAGATCTGGGAACAACCTTCTTCTTATCGCTCGTGAGTTATTGACTATAAAGCTTCTTATCCCCAGCGATTCCGTCCTATCCATATCATCTATCAACGTATCTGTTGTATGCTGTAGATCCATGTCACCCGCCGCAAATCTACTGATGTCTTCCACGCATTGTGAGATCAACATCAGTTGCTCCCTTGTTAAGGTTATTTTGTAAAGTTGTTTATTGTTTATAACCATCTATTTGTTCTTTATATTAATTACTTCCATTTTATACTTCTCTGGATACTCTAGGCATGTGCATACTATTAAAATAGAATCATTCAACATGGTTACTTTATTACCCCTATCATCTACATAAACAGTTTTAGGATAATAATCAACATCTTCTTCTTTTTTATCTTTACATCCTATCATGATAAGAGATAGGATGATGATAATACCTATTTTAATCTTCATCATATTCTATGCTATTTATAATCTCTTTTATAACGTCCTTAATGCTAACATCATCATTAGATGATAATGATCTATGTATGCTTATCGCAGCTCCTTTAACTCCTAGTCTTATACCTAGACTCAAAAATTTTTTATTAATATCCAGCATGCTTAATGAGCTGAATAAAGTTCGTGATGCTGTATCTGCCATATCATTAGTCTCATCACCGGTAATTGACGATAGTCTACTTAAGGCTGATAAAAGATCCTTACCTGTTTTGCTTGTCACTGTTTTAGATGAATGATCCATCATCTTACTATCCTGTACCTTATTATTTTCAAATGGTATCATAATAAGATCTTTATTGATGCTCTTATCCCAGCATTCTATATAACGATTTGATTGACATTCATGCCCGTCATAAAAGAAGCACTCTTTGCATGGTTCTTCTTTATTGAAACTCGCTGATGCTATCAATACGGTATCATTATCATATATTACATCACCTATTCTCATATTTCATGTTATTAATTTTCTCGATAAAACTACTCATGTAATCACAATCCATATCACAATACTTTAGATGCTTACACATCTTATCTCCGTCCCTTGACAAGAACGGGCATGTATCCCTATGGGAGATTATGACCAAGTCAATTATCTTATCAACGCGCATATCAATATCACTAAGCTATAGATCATCCATGCTATCAACACCCACATCATTATACTCAAATATGTTTGTATGTTCCTTGGGATTTGATATATTTCCCTGAACGTCAGCATCATAAATATGAAAGTCTTTAGGTTCATAACTTGCTATATTTTTCTATATAGTTAACTATCAAATCTTTAACTCCTTTTGGTACATCTACCAGTTTGAGATTACCTTGGAATATGTCCTTGCCGTACTCATCCATAATCTCTCCGAATGAAGGATTCATGACTCTTGTTGACATAGATATCGGTTGATCAGTGTCAAATTTGATAACGATCTTCTTTCCGCCGTTTATCGCCTTTTTAAAAGCCACGTAAAGCTTTCGACCTTTTATTATATCACAATTCCCTTTCATGATATTAGACATATGTATGACATATTCTTTCTTCGCATCTCCGGGGTTGTCCATAAGCTTAAGATCTCCTCCCGTATCTCTCCATTTCCTGAAGCACGAGAAACATAAACTATGATTTGCCTTGGCGTGTCTAGGTATCATCCTGCTGCTGCCGGCTGGGATCGTATCGCCACAGCAGATACACGTCCTATCCTTGTTGGTGCGCATCGGCACATAGCTCTTTATCGGGTATTCTTTTCTTTTATACATCTTCTTCTGTTTTCAAAATTATCATCACCATACTCATAATTAGGACAAGCTTTGTTGCTTGGACGCCTTACGTATGTTGTTTGTTTCCTATTATGTTTCCTGTTAGGGTTTATATAATGGTCACACACCTGCCAAATAGAACAACATACCTTGCCATATCTTTTCGCCCATTCATTATCATGCAGATGTACGCAAGTGCCGCAAGTCGGATTCTTAAGCTTATCCCTGTTGTTATCTATAATATCTTTAATCTTATCGAGAATAACATACATATTCTCAATATCCATATCATTAAATTCATTTGGTACCGGGAGATACATTATCGAGCTTATATCTATATCTATTCCCTTTGACTTGTCGTAAGCTGATTTGTACTTCCTTCTCATCAAATCCTTTAATTGATTTACTTTTCTCTCATAAGTCCCCATATTTCACTCAGTTTTCCACCCTTGTTTCTTTAATAGATCCACCATCATCCCCTTTATCTTAGGACTGATAGCCTCGGTAAGTATATCAGCGGCCAAGTTAATAGAGAAGCTTGTCATTCTGGATTCTCCTATATACTTCTCGCTGGTAATTTCTTTCACATAATCGTGGATATCCTTAATCATCTCATTTTGAGATCTTAGGAGATCAAGTATCTCATCGAGTTTATCATTCATTTTTTTTCTCAAATATACCTGACAATAACCAGATAACCACTATCAAAAAGAAACACAACCCAAGCGCCTCATCCGGATAATCATGCATCGCCTCTAAAATGTCCCTCATAGCTTAATGTCCATTTTGCCAATTATACGATAGAAAATATCCCTAGTCAGCTCAATATCATAAGTAGCGTCATGGAGCTTATTCTCGTCGATCTCAATGCCCATGGTTTTGGCTACGGTCATCAACTTAAAGTTCTCCATATCGTTTCTTACACCCATCAGGAACGGTGTCACCATAACATATACATCCATACAGTTAGGATAGAACCATGATCCGAAATACTTATCCCCACATTGCTGGAATAAAGCCCGTAGGAAGCTGTTATCGAATCCAGCGTTGTTATACCCCACTAAATACATTTTATCCCTCTTGTCGAACTTATCCACGTATTTGGATAATATACTAACGAGCTGTCTGTATCCATCTTCCATAGGCTGATACGACTGCACTTGCTCCAAGGTAACGCCGGCCACGTCCAGCGCCTCCTGCTCTATCGTGGCGGCCGGGTTCGGGGCTAGGCGGATGTCGAACCTCTCGGCCTCCTGCCCGTCGATATCCACGATCCCTCCTATTTGGTGTATCCCGTTTCTCCAAAATTTGACCCCGGTTGTCTCTAAGTCAAAAAATAACAGCTTGCTCATATTTATTGATTTTTAAAATGTTCCTTAATCTTCTCCAATGCCTCATAAGATAGATAGCTGTCTATGGCCTTATTGCTATTCACTTTCATCAACTCATCAAACAGATCTTTAGCCAGTACTTTCCACTGTTCTCCCCAATCAAGAAGATTCTCAACTTTTGATCGTATATCCTTGAAATAAGAATCTACATCTGATTTAATTGATTTTGAATAGTATATAACATCTCCCTCATCCCTATCCATAATATAATCACATTGTGTCTCGATATCTTTTATATGACTATCTATATCACTACACATATAATCAACAGGTTTACGTATATTGAATATAGCTTCTGACGTAAGACCGGTTATATTTTGTATGTCTTTTAAATTATCCATGATTTAATCAACTAAATACCAACCATCCACCTGCAAATCCCATTGCGAAAATATATAAGATTATAGATGTGAATAATATCCAATCTTTTGCGCTTAGCTCATTATTATCTCTCTTTATTTTCTCAAGATAATCATATATAGCTGTATAAACAGCATGGTGAATATTCTCGTCTCTAGCCCTTACGATATTATCATATTCATTATATCCTAGATTATAGGTGGCGCTTTCGATCCTTATATTCCCCGTAACCTTTTTATTTACATCGAAATCGAAACTAACCACTATATCGGTGGTTAGAGCGCTGGCGATTTTGCTTTTTATCTCATCATTACTGAGATTAGCATCGTGCACTAATCGCTCATAGTCTTTATCGTCAAGAATTATCTGTTTTTTAATGTTCATATCCCTAATATTTCTGCTACATAAACAAATCCATAACATATATAATTATCAGCGTCATGCTCACCCCAATTCACATGCCATACGACGGCGCACGGGAAATATAATGGCATATCCTCAGCCATAGGATCCTCTTTGAAGTCATCAATGTTTATCTTCTCCCTCCACCTCCACAGGTCTTGGATATCGTTCAAAATTAATTTCTCCATAACTATGACGGATATTAGATGTTAGTAATTCTATAGCCAAGCCGATCATGGCTCCCGCTTCAGTAAGTTGATTCATTTGGGCGTACATTCTATGCTCTGCACTACGATAAGCCTCTCTACTACTTATGGTGTCTAGTAAATCATCTATAGCGTTTCTAAGAAGATCGGTCATCCCATGCCCTCCTATGCCTTTGAAATAATAAATATCACGACCAGCGTAAAACATGTCCTGATATCTTTTAGCTACATACTCTATCCCGGATAGATGGTATTTTTCGTTGTCTATCTCCACCTCTCCTTCTTCTATAGCTCTCAACAACTTCCAATCTATCTTTACATCAGCTTGACGATTTTTTACCTTTACATAGGCATATCCGCCATAATGAGAACCCAGCGTCCTCATTGTAAGTTCATTGACTTTTTGTTTGTCTCCATCCATAATAATCTGGTTTTTAATGTTGATACAAAAGTAAGATTTAAACAAAAATAAAAGCATGAATAATATAAAAATAATATTAATCATGCTTAAATATAAATATATCCCTTCTAGTTCTCACGGATATACGTATTCGTACTCATCTGGAGGGGATGTCTTGTATTCAACATCGCACTCCATATTGGTGTAATAGTTACCCCCTTTTCTGTATACTAACGCTACCCAACAGTCATATTTTTTGCTGTATCCTATAAGAGGGACATTGGCCATAGGTGGATTATCCACCGTTTTGTATCTTATTCTTGTTACTTGCTTCATGTTCTCATGGATATAAATATTCATATTCTTCCGGTGGATATATTTCAAATTCAGCATCATACTTCATGCAGGTGTAGTACTTATCCCCTCTCCTGTACATTACTTCCCACGGACAGCTATATTTTTTTGTTGTATCCTAAAAGAGGAACCCCTTCTATAGGAGGCTTATTTTTCGTTTTGTACCTTAATTTTGTTATTTGCTTTATGCTCATATAATCTTATGTTTAAGTAATTCCATCATCATCGAAAATAATGTGTCTACAAGAAGTTTCTCACTACTCCAATATATAGGAATCTCATCTATATCTCTATACGTTACAGACCATGCATGTTCTAGCTTATAACATTCGAATGTAGAACCATCTATCTCATATGGGAGTAAATTCAGTAACGTCCCTACATCCCAAACCGGGTCGGATATATCCGGGGTAACGGCCTCGATCAGTCCTATACGACCAGCGTCATCCTCCATAGAATGCAATGAGTCAAGGTACTTGTCTCTGAAGCCGATGGCGGTGGAGATAGGGAGGCCGGCCTCGACCAGCACCCTCCCCTGTTCTTTTGTGGTGAATATTCTTTCCTTCATAATTTCATTTTCCTTTCTACTGTAACTATCGTATCATTATGCCATCCCCCATGAGCCACTAGAAGAATCTCCTGCTGCTCGAAACCAAGCCCTGCCCCTATACCGCCGGAGTTCCATGCACAGGTAATGACCACCCCGCCCTTCTTGGTGATCCTAGCTATTTCATTCTTCTGCCTAGCCCAGTAGCTGGATTGCGTTGTTTGCATATCAACAGATCCTCCAAGTCTTTTATACGACTCAGATACCTGTCTCGCAGAATATGGTGGATCATATAATACCATATCAGCTATATTATCATCAAGATGACACAAGAAGTCCGTGGCGTCTTTATGATACATAGCCTTAGTCTCAGGATCAAGATCGTTGGTTATCGTCCCTATATCGCTGTTTCTGGCGAACGGATCCACTATAACCATCCCCTCTTCTCGATATTTGTCTATAAGTTCCCTTATCGGTCTTATGCTGAATGTCTCTTTATTCGGCATTGACCATTTTTTAGTAATTATCATGATCTATGAAGTTTATCCCATTCTTCTTTATCTACTCTTTTACCTTGTATATAAAACAACTGTATTGACCCATCATGAGTGTAAATTGCTTTAGACTTATCATTTTTTAATCTATCGAAAACATTACCAAACCTCTGTGATAATTTCATAGATTGATATTTTTCAAGAAAGTTATATTCTTGATCTGATAAATTTAATTCCTGTTTAATCATTTCCCTGCTTTTGCTCATACCAAATTTGATTGTTTATTTCCTTTTTGAAATTTAATTTCATAATACTTCTAGGTACAGGATCACATATATCCTCCCACCAATTCTTGTGCCCTTTTGGTGGATGTATATCCTTTTTCCATGAAGACCCCTTAACTGTTTTGACTCTTCCGTATGGCTTTATTTTGCTCATGTTTATCACATGTCACATTAGTATCCGTTTCTGATGATCCGAACATAAGCTCATCAGTGATCTTGCGAAACTCCTTTACAATATCATTCATCTGCTTACGCTCTATGCTTCTTAGCAAATGGGCTATCACATCCACTGTCCATCCGTTTCCCGCTAAAGACATGGCCGTATTCGGGGCTATCCCATCAAGGTAATCATCCGGCAATGTCTGTAGCCTACACATCTCCACAGGAGTCAGGTATCTGAACTTATCTTTCATGTCAAAGGCATTAGGATATCTTCCGGGCGGTAATGATGATATCACGTTATCTTTCATGACTGTTGTAAGGCAATTACTTTTCTTAATAGAGGTAGTATTCTTGTCTTTTCTTACTTCCAGACATTGCGTTATTTTCACGTTCTTGTCATAATCCTTTCGATGTCCGTCCTCTCCTATCCTTCTACCGACAATGACTCCTATATATATTCCTCTTATGGCTCCCGGATTCCAGCCCTTGTCATGCTCTAAAATATCATCCAATGATATATGCTTGTCTTTCGGCATTTCTACCGACCAATTGCACCAATAAAGACGATGCCGGGTCTGTGCCGAGACCAAGGCGCTATCGATCTCCACCGGCTCCACGCCCAGCTCTTCCGTTATCACCCGGCGATGCTCATCCCGCATCCGGACGTTCTCGCCCAAGAACAGGACCTTACCTTTGGTCTCCTTCCTTAAATGCTTTACGATGTCCGAGAAGCAAAAGAAAAGCCTTCCACGAGCGTCCATGAATCCCTTACCCTTACCTGAGCTAGAGAAGCTCTGGCAACAGAACCCTCCCATGACCAGATCTATGTCTTTCCAAGGGATATCCCATGTTCTCCAGTTATTAACATCCCCTAATTGAATAATATTAGGAAAATGTTTTTGACTTACCTTTATACATGTCTTGTCTATCTCCGAGGCGTAGTAAGTCTCTATAGGTATACCGGCTCTTTGTAATGCTAAATACCCACATGATATCCCATCAAATAATGATAATACTTTCATATTGTTCATTTATTCTCAGACCTAAAAATATCCTTTGCGATCATATCAAGGGATATTTTATGTATCTTAGGTAAGACCTTAACCAATTTTATACCAAAATTTTCGCCTCTCTTAACAAAAGTCCATTTACCATATATGATTCCATGCATCATATTCTGTATTACTTCCTTACTGTCTGTCAAGAATACTTGGTAATAGGCGCTACTGGCATAATCGAAATCCTTTCCATGATCATTCGCCGGTCTTAATATCATTACAGCCGAAGAGCGTCCACGGACGAACCCGTATATCTCAAGGCATTCATCAAACTCATAATTATCACGTTCCTCATCATGAACATCCTTAACCCATTTACATGGTCTCCCGTCCTTAAACGGGATCTTTAACTGTTTCTTTGCCATCTTTTAAATTATATTATAATGTTAGGTACTTATATACTTTTCTACACCAAAAGCATATTTTCACGCTTCATAGGGACATTGTTGAATCCGCTTACACGAAACTGATTCTAAAGAGGTCTCTTCACGTGCTTTAATTCCCGGCGTACATCCGGTATCGTTTGTTAATCGTAACTATATAAACCCGGTGTAAAGTTATATATAATCACCATTGTCAGTTATATTGATATCACTCCACAAGTTCAATTTTCCCTTATCATCCAATTGCATATGGATAAAACCTTTTGTCACCTTCTTTCCGGCTTTAAGAGCCTCTACGTCTTTATCGATAATCTTTTTCATGCTTTCGATATTTTATCATTATAGTTAAATTCATCTTTCATTCTGATCTTTATACCTCCATATGATAATTCCTTATGAGCTGTAACAAAATAATCAACCGCATCTTCATCTAATAAACTATGCGGACACCTTTCCCATACAGGGTTTTGATCTAGATGACCCCATGTGGCTACAAGTAACCTATTCTTGTCATTATCAATAGCTATTTTGTATGTCCCTGTAGTAGCTTTACGTTTAATGATCGCTCCATTTAACATCTGTTTCTTAGCCCAGCTCCATGAACCTCTCAACCCAAATGTTTTTATAACCCAGTCATTTATCTTCTTCATTTCAAGTTATTTGTTAAAAGTGTAATATAAATATAAATACATAAATTGGATAGGACTATTCACCATACCCTTATCAGTAGGATCATCGTATTTTTCAAGCCAAAAACGAAGCGCCTCCCAATCGATATCCCTACGGTCACATACCATGCAGGCTAGGTTAGCCCCGAACAGCTCCCCGCCGCCGCTCAACGACCTGTTAAACCTCTTGGCTAGTCTTCTTTTGAATCCCTTATCATACCATATCCCGGAGGTAGCGGCATAGCAATAATAAGCGTTGTACTTCATTTTCACGCCCATCCTATCAAATAAAGGCGTATGCCATATCCGATCCAGAAAGAACACTATTCCACGATATATGAAAGTCCGGAGATTCTTCCTGTATTTCTTCCCTAAGAAGCTATCCACGCAAGATATAGTCCCGCCTGAATAGTACCAGTTATTGGCACCTCTCTTGACCTTATCCGTCATCTTGAACTTATTCTTTCTATCCTCTACCCTATCCCAAGGCTTTAATTTATCCTCATTAAATGTCGGGCAATAATGATAGTAATGATTGATCCATGACAGATATGGGTTGTATATCGTGTATCCATTATCGCTGACATATGAGTTCATATCATACCCAAGTTCCTTGGCTAGAATAGATCCCTCATCAGCTAATACCTTTAATATCGGGTTCAAGTTCCATATTTGATCTTGGCTGACGAACATCGAGTAGCATGGATCCTCATCCTCCCCATACCATCCTCCCATCCCGCTCACTATTTTATCCAAATCAAGCGAATAATCTTTCCCGGGTAAAAAATCATCTCTAAGAAAAAAACCTCTATATGGGATCATATCATGTATGCCGGGTTGGTCGTCAAATATGAACTTAGCGTTCTCGGTCAATCTAATCAATGTTTGCAAGACAGAGGATATATCTATGGGTGCATATTCACACCCATAGACCTTATTATTTATCCAAAGATATTGAAGAAGCTCGGCTATATTAATAGTCCCGTCCTCCACATATCCTGTCTTGTTATCGAAGTTTATTTTGGCTAGAGGTATATTACTTCCTTGTGGTTGGTCACTTTTTTCATTACAACAATGCACGAACCTGTCAAAGAATATATCTTTCCAACCAAAATATTTATCCCTTATCGTCATAAGCCTATTTCTTGTCGTATAACGACATGACGTTAATAAGATCAGCTTTTCTGGCCATCCCCTCAAGTTTATTAAAGCCATCCATGTTATCTCCGCTGACGATGATAGTAGGATATACCTCTATACCGTACTTGGATATTTCCTCCTCCGTGGCTTTGTTCTCCGGGATCTGGTTTAACGTGACCTCACCCTCATACTCCTGTAATGTGTTGGCGATAATATACCGCATGTAGTCGCTGTACTCAGCGTCTTTCTTCGTGAAAAAATCAATTCTTACCATCTCAAATAGTTGTTAATCTGTTAATAATCAAATCAGCGGTAAATATAGCATTATCTACCTCATCTATACTCATCTTTCTCCCATCGAAATTGTTAGATAATAAATCCTTAACAATCTGATATCTACGCTGCTCCCAATTTACGTTTACATCAAAATTCAGATATCTTACATAATCATAATTCAATTCATCATAGCTATAATTGAGATACTTAACTATCGGGAATAGGCTATCATTAATAGTGCGCTTGATTACATTAACGTATTTACCTGTTCTTTTGTCGATAGCTATTAATCTCTCATCTGCTACTCTTTCTCCTGACTCTTCCATTCTATAAGCCCTTTGTTATGTTTATCGTAATATAATAACGCTATAGCATTCCAGCATACGGCGGATAGATGCATGAATCCCTCCTTATCATATCTCTCCCCTTTCGTATAAGCGACTAAGTGCCTCATGAGTGCGCCTAGATAACGATTGAATCCATCAGGTATATCTTGCCATGAGTTATCAGCGTACTTCTTGGCTCCTTTCGTATATATTCTCACGATATCCTCTATCTCAGCCAAAGGAAGGAGATCCCACCGAAGCTTGCCGTCGGCCCGGTCATTCTTGCCGCTGCCGTCCTTTCCTACGAACGGCGTATCTGTCGCTTCCCACTCATCGGTATTACATAGATCCTCGCCGATAGAGCTATAATCCGTAAGCTTATCAACCTTTTCCTCATCAATAAGCCTTAATTTAATAGCCCTGTTTAATGATACAACCATTTCCTCGTTAGCCCAAACATGTTCATATGATGCTTTAAATAATGGACCTAATTTCATCATTCCTGTACGATCGGCGGTTTCAAGTACCTCAAATACATCACCATCATAAACGACCTTGTCGTATTTGCTAAATTCCTCTTTCATTTTAAATTCCTTCTTGTTTTATTATTATTACTGGATCATCATTAAAAGGAGACATTATTCCAATATGCAGCAATATGCTTCGCTCATCCCCATCATTCTTTTCTGCTTTAAAGCCATTGATAACACATTTGTTACTAGATATAATAAAATCGCTTGTATCAGGATTATTTTCAATTGTAACCCATCCCTTTTTAATCGGTTCATGTCTCTTTAGTTTATCAGCATCATCTTTCGTTAACCAATATTCCTCAAAAACAGTATCCGGATATTTGGTCTTTATTTCCTCGTAAGTATTATACCATGTCATATTTTCATGTTTTAGATTAATAAAATTCGCTAAGATCCCTGCATTCTGGTGTCTCACCTGTTATGGAATAAAGCTCACCAGATGATAGATATACGCAATTCGAGGTCTTCCCGTCTCTCCACTCGCTTTGCTTCGTAATTCCGCAAATAGCGCAGCGTTGGATCCCCGGCCCCGCCTTTACCCACGAGTGCCGTACGTTTTTCTTTCTTGTCCTGTTGGTGTCGTCAAGTTTTCTCATGATCAATCCTCCAAGGCCGTTACAATTTTATCTTTCCCGATAATAACCTCGTTCCCGCTTCTTACATCAAAGCATCTCTCACCCTCTGCCTCCTTGAAATAAAGAACGCCATTGTACTCGAATAAACCGAAGCCGTAATCGTCTAGCTTCATTTTGCTAAGCTTTTTGAACTTATATACGTTTTTCATATTCTCCATATTATATTGCATTACTGGAAATATCATTATGATACTTATACCTATCACAAGCAGCCCTGTGTAAAACTTTTGTGAATCATATTTTTCCCATCCCTCCATCATCATGACAAAGGAGATTACTATTATTATAATAATAGATATCAATCCTACCATATCACATCCTCCTCTCTTTCAAGAATCCCATCATATCCTCCACGCTAAGTTGGAAGCCGGCAGCCGCCTTATGACCGCCTCCACCGGGATTGGCCTTGCGTGCCAGCGCCGAGACATCCACCTCCTCTTTGGTAGTATAGAATGAACATCTAAAGAATCTTCCGTTCCAGCAAAATGGCATCATCAAATCATGTTTTCTAGGATCGTACATAGACTCGAATGTGGTGGAGTTAAACTCCGTGGTATTCATACATATAGCCTTGTACCCAAATATATCTGCCTCGAATGAGAACATCTTCATTTCTCCTCTGTTTTTCTCGATGATATACTCTATTATGGCCTCGCCATTTCTTATCATATCGGAAACAAACTCACCATTTGCCTTGTTTAGCACCTCCCTGACCATGTCAACGTCAAGCCCGCAATACCCTCTCATCCCATATTGGAATGAGAGCACGTCACTCCATTCGAAGCGATCATGATCCCATACATCATAAGCGCTCAATAATTTTACCACGTCAGGGGTTTCGATATCATCAAAAAGATATTCCCATGTAAGTTCGCAAGCCGCCGTTCCGATACGTCTCTTGCCCTTTACCTCGTAATCCCTCATATCGTCTATGGCGGTCTTATGATGGTCTATCCATACGACATCTATACCTTTCTCTTTCCACTCATCGAAAAGGAATCTTGTTCTGTTTCCAAATGACACGTCAACTGCAAACACCTTATCATATTTATTCACGTCAGGTATTTCCTTGCCGTAATTGTAAGGAAGAAGATCAATGTCCCCTTTGAAATACTTTTTTACTATAGCCGCTGACATTACTCCGTCAAGATCAGCCTCATGATATATACATCCTGTCATAATCTATTGTTTTTGATTAAAAAATCTATGTATTCTTTTATATCCTTGTTCCTATCATTATCCCAGTCAAATGTCTCGTTTATGAATTTGAAGTACGATACTGGGATCGAATGCAACATCCACCCACAATATTTCCCGAATGTCATTACCGTAGAGCCAAGGGGATGATCCGGTCTCCCGGGAACAGGGGCGGCGGTTACGCCCTGCGCCAGCCCCCTCCTACGATCTTTCTTGGCTGCTTTGATATCCAGATCTGTTTTCGTTACCTTATCCCCCATCGGGATATTAGTTATTAGCTTATCGCCGATAAACATCCCCCATCCATATCCTTTGTAGTTCTCTATACTAAGTTTCCTTATATCACCGAACCTTGACGAGTTGTTACAACAATCAACGACCAAAGCACTATCCTTTCCGTCTTTTATACGGACTGCCCTTCCAAGCCACTGATAAAACGACGAGAACGAGAATGTCGGCCTTCCTACTATCACGCAATCCAGACCCGGATGATCGAATCCCGTACCGAGGGCGGAATAGTTGAACACTACCTTCGTCTTACCTGACTTGAACCCCTCGACTATAGCCTCCCGCTGTTTCTTTGGCGTGCCTCCGTGAACCACTTCCGCCATGCCAGCGCATATCTTTGCGTTCATCCATTCGGCGGCGGTATTGCAGCTCTCAACAGAATCCATAAACACCAGTATAGATCTGCATACGTCTTTTAATACCATCAACCGACGTAAAATAAGGTTGTTTAAGCCGTTTTTTCTCACCGCCTCACTAATAGACTCGGCCGTATATTCGGAGCCGTTAGAATTAAGTTTAAGGGCATCTCCATTGAAATCCCATGTCTCGTACTTAAGAGGTGTCCAAAATCCTTGCCTTATCATCTCCTCTACCTGTATCACGTGAATCAGGTTCCTGAAATATACCGGTCTCATACGAGTGATGAAATTAAGCTGGGAATATGACACCTGCCCTATCGACATCGTTTTAAGCCTGCATGGTGTAGCGGTAAACCCTATCACCTTTTTCGGTTTCAGTTCATTCATGAATGTCATAAACTCGCTACCATCCTCCGGGCTATAACCAGCATGAGCCTCATCTATCAATACATTTCTGATCCCCATCTCCTTAAGCTTATCAACAACCTTCTTGATAGACCCTAACGTGGCGTATATCATGTTAGACAGCTCTTTCTTACCACAGGAAGCGGAGTAGATGGTAGCCGGTATGCCATACGACGTTATCTTGTCGTGGTTCTGTTGCAGCAATTCTTTTGATGGTTGTAAAATCAGCGTCTTATCTCCCATCAATCTAGCCGCCTCTGCTATCAGCAGTGACTTACCGCAACCTACCGGCCCTACGATTAATACCGGATCGTTCCTATCAGAGTTTATGTAATCGGAGATACTTTTAACACACTCCTCTTGATATGGTCTTAACTTGTATATCATTTGGATCTGTAGTTATCAAAAACGTCTTTTACGTACTCTAATCTTATCGCACACTCCCGGTCATCGTCCATTTTCACCATCAAAGTTTCCTTGGTCTTGCTTACGGCTACCACCTCTCCTGTTCCTATCTGGGTATGGACTATGTCGCCTATCTTTATATTACATTTAATCATAATCCAGCTTCTTATTAAATTCCTCTATCTTGCTCCTATCTGTCTCATTCACCATCTCAGCCTCTTCCTTGAATATGTCATACCCTTCCCGGATATTGTCTCCAACCATATTCTCTATCATCTCCCTTAGTTCATCGCTTCTTACGGCGAAAGATATTTGGAACGATTTACTTGTGCCTTTCATCAGGTAATCAATCTCCTTCTTACATTCTGCCATTAACCGATCCAGATTATCGAACTTAACGAACTTGGAGTTGCCATTGGCTTTCCTTACCCCATCCTTAAAATCCTCCAATATCCCGTTAAATACATCCGCCATACACATCATGGAATGTAGCCATACCAGCATATTGAATTTATATTCATTATCAGCATTATTCATCAAGCCTATCAAAGACTCACTTTTTGTCAACATGATTTTAGATTCTCGATCTACGATATCCTTTATCTCTTGCCGGTATCTCATGGCTCCAACGAAATCCATCTTAAAGTAACATTCATTTGATTTCTCTACCAATTTCCTGATATCCTTTCTAGACATCAGAAGATCTAATATCTGTTTTTCTTTTTCACTTTTGTACATAATTAGCTCTTTTAGTGATACAAATATAATTAAAGCCTAGATATTTACCTAGGCTTTTTAATAAAGTTAATCTTTTTTATTCTTTCTTTTTGACTCATCCCAATCCGATGAGTACCTGCATGTCCCTTGTTTGTGGATCGAGAAATCGCACCAAAAACACAAGGGCTTGGGGCGGGGTTCAAGGCAGGCCGGCTGGCGTCCCATGAGGTAGCGCTTCTCGTACTTATACCCTTGTTTGGCATCGTCCCAAACGTGAGCTTGATAGCTATCTATTTTATTTGTCTCGAAATCATACATATCAAGGAGAATATCGTTAAGCTCCTTGACCGACCTCTCTACTTTCTCCTTATCTACCTTCACGTTCTGATTGTCCAGCATGCGGGTAAAGAAATAGCTGCACATATCCGGCAATACCTTATATTTTCTGAGTATGTAAAAGGCGTATATCGGATGTTGGAGATTATGAAGCAGCTTATCTTCATCGAATAACTTTCTCCCGGACTTCCAGTCTATCGTATACATGGCTATCCTGTCCTTTGTCTTATACTCTCCACGCCAGTCCACCGATCCTATGATATGTACCTTATCGTATGTCACGCCATCCAAGGTAAGGGGCTTGGGTAGCTTATAGGGCAGGACGAAGCCCTCCTCCACGCCGGCCGGTCTCGACCCCCGGATCACCTTCTCCATTGGCGTAAGATCCGACCACATTTTCTTATAGTTGCCAGCAGCATCCTTCTCAAACAACCCCACAATCCATCTTATTAACCTAGCCGCATGTTGCATGGACTCGATCTGGGATTTTACGCTATCAAAAGGTATCTTCTCTATATCGGCGTAATAGTTAAATGCCTTACTCATGTCCTCATAAGAAGGTCTACATCCGTTCTTGAAGAAATACTCCATTGTCTGGTGGATAACCGTACCATATGACGTAGCCTCGTGCTTCTCCGTGGATCTGTGACCCTCCACGTAAGTCTTATACCACTTATACGGACACTGAACAAACGTGTCTATCTGTGAGTAGGATGCGGCAAGCACCTTCTCACCGCCTATCGTCTTGCATAGCAAGTTATTCTCCGGAACGATCATAAAGCCTCTCCGTATTTATGTCACGCTCATATAAATCCATCGAAATATTCTGTAGGTTATGCAAATACCTTATCTGGATAAGCTCGCTCAGGTCATCCTCCATATCCCTAAGTCCGAGATAATACTCGTCGCCAAAAACCTCCATGGTCATCCCGTGTCCACGATATACGTCCCTATTCTTGTCACTCTTGAAACCGATAGCGTCAAGAAGGTTATCGTCTATCTCAATAGGCATGACATCATCTTCCCCTGAATACCATTTCATTATCCCATCATCAACCTCACGTTCAAGGATTAATGATCCACTTTCATTACGCATACCGGTAACGCACCCTACTCTCCATATATCGCCAGCTTTGTCTTTTACAAGATTGCCCGGCCTTAACTCCTTAACTGAAATCATATTCTTCCTCCTCATGATCGTCATCACAATCATCGACAAGAGGGGTCTCTAGCCCCTCTTCCCAATCATCATATCCGAAATCCATTTATTTGTCTTTTAGATAATCACACAACATACCCATAAGCTCTCCTACCGTCAATTCGTGATAAGGCTTGACGTTAAGTGCCTCATCGGGTATACATTTACCCGTTTTCTTTTCCACTTCCATTATGACTTCTACAAAATCAAGGGAATCCATAGCCATATCCGTATCCAGCTTATCCTCGTTCATTATCTGAGCGGCATGATCAAGGCCATTAAATTCACCCATCTTCTCGAATATCGCCTCCTTGACTACTTTTTCAACTTCTTTTCTTTCCATACTAAATCGACATTTTCAATCTTCTACCTAATTCTTTTTTTATATCCGATATCCTTTCGATATCCATCTTAACATCGCCTGTGATAGCGTATTCCTTATCCATTCTCTTTGGGGGATCCGGAAGCCGGCTTATGGCGAACAACCATGCCAGCTCCTTGTTCTTGTTCTCCCTAAGATACAAGTCAGACGTCATGCCATACATTTTTATGATCGTATCGAATAACGTTGATTCCGATAAACTCATATGCACGCTATACACATTTGATGGTTTCCAGATCAAGTTATCCAATCTCATCGTATACTCACGTTTAAGATCTATGTGGGATATTACGGCTCTTACTATAGGTTCTTCCTTGAAGTTGGTATTAGCCACGAACCATACGAGCCTTTTCTCTACCTCCTTAATAGCCCCTGTATCCTTCCCCATATCGTTATATACCCCAACGATACGGTCCCGGATCCCCTCGACCTCCGGTGTCAGACCGGGTGTCTCTATCAGCATCAGCAGCGACCCTCCCCTTGGCGTTATCTTCCACTTCCCATTCTTCTGAAGCTCGATATAACCAGATGCTTTATAACTATCTATTTTCTCCTTTGGAATGACGCTAGCCATCTCCTCTTTCTGCCGGATCATCAAAAGATACCCGACATCAGATATCGTTAATCCTGATGTCATCATCTGTTCAAAATTTATATACATAAGCTAATGAGTTAAAATATTGACCTGATCTTTCTGGCTACCCTCTCGACTATATCGGGATGATCATTTCCGTTATATATATCTATTAGCGTATCTATTATATGTAACCTTATGTTTTTCTTTGATGAATGAAACCAAAAATCTCCATTTTTTCTGTTTACAGGTTTGAACATCTTCAGTTCTGGTATAAGATAACACGCCACACATGATCTTTCAGCAAGTGATAATTCAACCGCTGCCTTTTCTATTGCTATGCACATAAATGCATAATTATCATTCTTTATTAGATTGTAAGCCCTTCTCAACACCCTAAGGGCGTCTGCTTTCGATAATCTCTTTCCCTTTTTCATACTGTTTTACCGTATAAGATTCATTAGCCATACCAACCCTACCAACTGATATAGATTGATTTATAGATTGGTTAAGATGCCCTACAACCGACATCTTAGCCCTAACCGTATTGGCGCATCTTAGAAGGATTCGATAATCCTCTAACGCCCTCTCGTATCTTACGTCCACCCTAGCCCTTTTATCGGCGTCAGTCATGCTCTTGCATGTCCCGTCCTCCCTCAGGCTTATAGCGATCTTGTCCCGTATGATTCTGATATCATCCTCGGCTATCACCAGTTCGGCGTCAAGAACCCCCTTGTATGAGCTAAGAAGATCCTCCACCGCCACAACTTCCCTTTTTAGGTTCTCCAATTCCAATATCATTGAGTTGTCATTTATCCTTTTATACTCCTGTACTTTATTGGATACCTCATCACAGATACTCATGATCTCCTTTTCCCGTTCCCGATTTATGATATATCTGATGCTGTATTTAGCCATTTCCTTTAACGAGGATATAATTTCCTTTATCCCCATCTTATCCTCAACCGACAATACGGTCTTCAAGAACATTTCCAGCACCTTTATCACTACAAGCAAGTAATTATGTCTCAATCTCATGTCAATAAGGTGTTTCGTCATGTACTACATTGAAATCATCACTAGGCGGTATATATTGTTGCTCCAACGGGATACTGGGAGGCGGGGGCGGCAACGTCACCACGGTCGTGTCCGGCTTGCCGCTACCCACGGGGGCATCCGAGCCTCCCGGTCTTTCTTGGCGCACCACCCCTCCATCAGGATAATATCGCTCATATCCTTTCATGATATCTACATGTATAGCGTCAATCTCCTCCAATGATCTTTGACGAACCTTTACGATATGATGGAATAATAATCCATCCACACGGAAGGATCGTCTTGATTCACTTTTAAAACGTTCCAGATTAGGATACCATCCTTGCGGAAATTGCATGTATGAGGAGTATCCATATCTCCTTGGGATATTCAACACTACCATGGCCGTACATAACTGCCCCAATGAGTCAGACTGATAGAAATCAGACTGCCTTGGCATATGATCCTTCGGATCACGTCTGCCCTCTATTTCTCGATTGAGTTGCGATACGATAAGGAAGAAGATGTTTGGGAACGTTCTTTTGGCTATATTGCACATATTCATCAAACTATCTATATTCCTCTTGGCATCACCCGAACCTTGTATAAGAGCTGTATGGTCTATGGACACAAATACAATTTTCTTATCCTTATTCGCCGGCATATATACATTCCATAAAAAATCTTTAAGTTCATCAACTGTTGTAGGTATGGGTATATACGTTATTCTGTTTGAATTTTCTTGTTTAAGACATTTTTGCATTTCCAGCATCTCTTCTTCATCCATTTTACGAAGGAGGATATCTTCTATGTCTTTGTTCATTTTTTTTGATAGTGAACGTAATACCAAGTCTTCCGGATTCATCTCGAACTCACATCTTAACCATACATAATCATCCGCTTGTGGGTTGATATTAACATTCATCACATTGTTCATGATTTTCTGTGCCAAATAGGATTTGCCAACCCCTGGTCTAGCTCCTATGGCTATCGCATGTTGAGGGTAAAATCCACCCAGCAAAGCTTTATCTAGATAAGGATATCCAGTACGAGCCGGGAGAAGTTCTCCCGACTGGTATTTCATTATCCTCTCATAGGCATCCATGATAATTTCCTTGGACGTCTTCCATATCCTGTTATCGTTCATCCTCGTGCGTTTCTATCGCCAGCCGTATCGGATTTAGATCCTCTGTTAGCTGATCTTGATTTATATCTTAACCCCTTAGCTGTATGGCATAGGTCCTTCCCCTTCCGATAAGCCTTTCCCTTCAACTTATCGGTCTTGTAGTTCTTACGACCCAACTCCCGTCTCTTGGCTTTCTGCTCAGGTCTGGCGTTGATCTTCTTATCCGTCTCAGCCTTCTTCTTTCTGGCTTCCGGATGTGTTCTGTAATATTCAGTCGATCTCCCCATCCTCTTCGTCCTCCTCATCATCATAATTCTCCATGATAAGATCCTCTCCATCCAGATATGAAGCTTTATCCTTTAGCCTAGATCTCATACTCTCATAAGGGTCATCTCCGTTCTCCACCTCCCATATGCATGCGTATGGGCCTATTATATCACTTAACTTCTCGGCTCGATCCTTACTTATTCCTTTCTCTATCATCTTATCCTTGCAATAAGACTTGTCGAACATCGACCCTCCTACATAATATCCAGTAGGCTTATGAATAAAAATTACCTTCATCTTTTATATAATTAATATTATCTACCAAATTTATTATTTCTCTTCTTTATACAGTCGCCATAGCTCATATCCATATCACACACCACCGTATTGGTCGTGTCGTTTACCACATGGAACAGGAACTCCGGGCACCCGTGGCAGGCGTTGCTCCCGATCGCCACCGCTCCGTGCCTAGGGCAAGCCTTCTTTACCATGGTTCTATCATATATCCGTATATGATTATCGCCATACTTTTCAATATATCTCATGGTATTAAGTAGTGATGGCAAAGACATCTTATATGGGGATACATGTTCTATTGGTATATCCAATTCACCAGATAGGCTTTTGTAAATATCCTGTACATCCCGTTTTGTCCTATACGCAAATATATTAATCTCAGTCATTACCATATCCATACTCCTAAGAAGATCCGGCTTAGCCAGCCTCCCCATCGGTTTCCCAAAAGGATCGGATCTCATCCAAGCCCCACACTTCTCGCACCCAACTTGCTTCCCCTCCACCGTATTTATCATAGTGGATGGGATTTTGCAATATGGACATACGGATCCGTTTAACATAGCTTTCTGGGCTAAAGACAGTTCTTTCATACCTTTTCTTCTATCTCAACATTAAATAGATTGCAGAATCTATCAAAATTTCTGTTCTCTATTCTCATATCCTCCTCATACCTGTCAACCGATTTGATGAAATCATTATAACAGTCCTCGCACATCCATTGATTGATTACCGCTACATAATAGCCCACGGACGTAGGTCTGTTACACATATCGCAAATACCTAAGCACCCATATCTGGTGAGCTTATCCATCATCTCCTGTCTTGTTATTTCAAGCACCTTGAATTTCTTGTAATTGTTAACTACCTTTGCCATTGTAAATTTGTTTAATAATAAAATAATCCGCTATATCCATTCCCTCATTTATATTGGGCTTTGATTCGAGAAAATCGCTTATCTCTATATTCATTCCTTTCATATCTCTATCCACCTTCTTCTTCCATTCGTTAAACGCCGATCCTTTGTCAGGATATAGGACTATTCTCCTACGTCCCAATGTCTCTATCATCTCCCTTTTCAACATATGGATACCTCCGCATGCCACGAAAAGCCTATCTGGATATACGATATTACAGATGACCGCCGTCTTCTCCGACTCAACTATATATACCGGGGCTTCTTTAGGATAGAAGTTGATAAGAAACTCACCGAACAGACATTGTCTTAATAAATAATCCTGACCGTCAAGGATGTGAACCCAGCATACATGATCCATGGGAACCTTTACTCTCTTACCATCTGGTCCGTAATCCATTATCTTCCCGGTTCTTATCACCCAACTTTTATCAAGTTGCCAGAACACGCAGCATTTACCCCAATCCCCGAATCTCATCATCCCGATCTTATATAAGCTGAACGCTCTATTGGTATGATATGATCCGAATATATTGGATAGATAATCCTGAAGATCAGATGTCTCGAAAGGATTAAGCGTCTCAAACATCTTGCTTACCGGAATGCAGTTGGCTATATCCGGATCCATAGGAGGTCTGTACCTCCTTAATACTTTGTTTGAATCGGTAAAAAGATCATTGTTCCCAAGTTCGCTCCCTGTTGGATATTTAAAGTAACCACATTTATTTTTATGATCACACACCCCAAACTGCTCTCCAACGATCTGACCGGTGGTTACGTCCACGTACGGCGTAAAACACTTATCCTTGCCGCATTGCGGGCACGTCAGCTTCCTCCTTGGTTTGCTATGATCCAGCTCATACCGATGAACGCTCTTATTGAACTCCCTAAATTCCATCATCCTCTCCTCTCATTCATGACTCTATATATATAGTCCCTCAGTGGTTCTTTCCTTATCAACTTATTAACGTCAAACTCGCCTTCTATGTCCAAGGATCCGATTCTTGATGTAACCGTATAATTAGTTTTCTCGAACTTATACTTTCCTTGAAGATATACTACGGTAGCCATATTCAATATAGGATTGTCAGTCTGTCTCTTCAACTTATATTGGCTGGTCTTAGCGGTAGGATCACCCGGAGCGAAGTTATATATCTCCTCTATCTCCAATATCTTTCCGTAATTCTCCAGTATCATTCTTCTATATAGCTCAAGCTGGAAAGCGTACTCGTCATAGAAATTGCCTTTCCTGTTTGATTTGAAGTCCAATATAGCGAATATCCTCCTGCATCTCTTTATCTTCTTTTTCTCCGTCTTAGGCTGACCTTTCTTGGCTCCCGTCTTATAGAACTCTCCTGTCTCGACCTCTATTTCCACCATCTCCGGCTCACTATCCATCTCCACCACTGCGTCCACCGAAGAAGCTACTTTCAATCTCCTTGACCTCAACATCTTCTCGATCAATACAGGTTTTACATGTCTTTCCTTGCAGAATATGGCAAATGATATTAGATCCTCTATCAGCTCATCAATGTTATCCACTAATATCCGCTCCATCCTATACTTGTCTATTCTCAGCTTAGCCTCCTTGACAGCCTTTCTTATCCACGTCGGGATCAGCTTTATCTTAACCCCGGTCAGATACAATCCAAATAGATAATGCATGATAGTACCCAAATCAGCCCTATAGTTAGCGTACTCATCAGGGTCCTTGCCCTTGAGTCTCATCTCATTCTTCCATTTCTCCAAGGCTCCGGACGTATCACAATACCCATTGGCGATATTGTTAGTGGCTCCATCGTATATGATAGGATACCCATCAACATCCATCTCATAATACACACGTTTGCCGGCGACAGTCATTCTATATAACACCGGTGTCGGGATATCCTTTATCCATTCAGCGGCATAATACTGTTGCTCTGTCTCCAGATCATACTCAACTTCCATCTCCTCCTTAGGCTCGTTTTTAGGTTCTTCAGCAGGCTTTTCCTCCTCAACCATATCTTTCTTTGGGATCGTTGACAAAACGTCTAATATGCCAAAGAAAGCGGTAAATTTAGGATCTGTATGATATGATCTTAATATTGGTAATGATGATCGCCAATAATATGATGGCGCATTCTCGTCCATTGGCTTATTATGAACAAACTCTATTACAATGCCATCATCCGTGATAACCACACGATGTTTTTTGGATAAACGGACTCTCATATCATCAAATGATTCTTGATCGCTTATGACTTCCATATCCATTCCTTTCTTATATATCGTATCACTTATAGCCTCGTATCCAAGAGCTAGAAGTAATTTTTGTTTTCTTCTATCCATGATAATAATCTGGTTTTTAATTTACCATCCTCCTCGACTCTAGGTGCGAGATCCCTCATCCTTCTGGCTGCCAACAGCCATACGTTGCCAAACTCGTCCAAGAGCCGGCTGAAATCCATCGTATCTAATAGATAATCGAATCTTGTATGCTCATCAGCCGTCAAGTAGATAATGTTATCATTATCCTCAGCAACTGATTTATATTTCCGTTTAGGGTATAAGTGGCATATGTTGCTTACCCCCGGGCATGGTATGTATGCGCCGGTAGCAGATCTCCTTGTCATACTCAACCTAGCCACATGAGCGCCAAAGAAAACGGCTAGGCTCTTCCCCTTCGGCTTGGTCTTCACCCGTATCGCCGCCATTTCCTTTGGCGGTAGCTCCTTGGCTCTGCATGCGGGACACAACCCCTTACTCCTTATGGTTACCATCCTTCCGCATCTCTCACACGGTAACATCCTACCTCTCATGCCTTTTTCTTTTTATAACTTTTGTTGAACTCCATAAGGCTCATAGCCCTATACCTCTTAAGCCTATTAATCTTACCCTCAGTCCAATCTTGATCCTTGAAGTTGATGATCGTATCGAATATCTGAGCTAGTTCCCGGATATTAAAACTCCTGTTTTGTATCTTCTTATAGAACCCCGATCTGCTATATCCTAATTTAGAAGCTAGATAAGTTTTGTTAGACAATGTGAGGATACGATAAATCGTACCCTCCATTTTACTTATCTCCATCAACTTCTCGGCTATGGACGACGTGGTTTCGTAGCTAGCTTTACTGCCTACTATCCTCATTTTTCTCCGGATTCCTGATCTTACCATCAAACTCGTAGAAGTCCATCAGTTTCTTCTCTTCCTTGATACAAGTGACAACGAAATCTGATATGGTTCCTTTCATGCCTTCCTCGAAATTCTTTTTGGCATGATCAAGGTCATTGGCCCGAACGATGTAGTTAAACGCCTTGCGTTTCTCATTGCCCGATTTCTCGTCTATCGTAATATAATCAGCCGTGACCTTATAGAACCGGTCTCCATCCATGGCAAACAATTCCGCTATCCGGAATCTCTTGATATCCACGCTAAACTCACCGGAGATGAATGGCTTCATCTCCTCTATGATCCTAGCCTCACACTCGGTATAAGAAAAGGCATCTACCAAATACTCTTCCTTTACCTTCTTCTTCATGCCGTTCTCGGCATCGGTCTCATAAGAAACCGTACATTTAAACCAATTGTGCATCTTATTAATCTATGTTATTGTTAAACAACGGGTAATCCTTTATCCCTTCACGAATATATCTTTCCGTATCATCATCCACGTCATAAGCCTTCTTGAAAAATATCATAGCCTTGTCCGTGTCGTGATCCACCAACGGAAGATATTCCTTTACGAAAAGAACTTTAAGATGATTCATGTGATCAATCTTGCGCCTTACATCAATTACTTTTGGCCATATCTCGGCACGGATTTCACCCATCTTTTTTACATTCTCTTTGTATTCGTTTACCTGATCTTTGTACTCCTCCTCGATCTCGTTGTTCTTATCCTTGACAGACTTATAAGCTTCCTTATCTTTCGTGTCAAACATCGGAACATGCCTGATATTGATTATATCCAATCTACTGCATAGCTCCTCATTGGATATGGTGAAATCATATCTAGTCCTGTATAGATCAAATTCACTTAATAACTTAGCTATCTTAATAGCATCATTCTGATCAAGAACGGCTATATTCAAGCCCTCCAAATAGTAGAAGAAATGAGATGGAGAAATAGATTTATATCCATACGTCTTCATGACTGGAGGCTCATCTATAAACCTGACACCTTCCTCCGCACATCTTGTTACGATCAATTTCTCTACCTGCTCATCAGTAAGATCATATATCTCCTGATCGGTCATCTTATCAATTGTCTTCATCATCCTCATCCTCCGATATCGTTATAGCCTTTGTAAACTTTTGTTTATAGACCTCACTCATAAGGCAGGCGAAAGTCCTATCATTCATACTAGCCATAGTATTGGCCTCTACCATAAGATTCATCTCGATGTTCTTTACCGAGATTTCATAGTTATCATCATCTTCTTTATAGAAAATGACTTTACCACCATACTCGAAACCATCATCCTCGGCCTTAACCATATCGATGATCTTCTCTAACTCTTTTACAAATTTACTCTTTTTCATATGTGTAATTTTTATTTGTCTACAAAAGTAGACATTTTGTTTTTGAATTAAATTAAATAATGATTATTAATAGTTAATTTACTTTTTCATTCTATCAGCTTTTTTCTGAAGGCTTTCCGCTAAATCATAGAAAGCTATATTTACCAAATCATAATCTTTCGTGGTCCGTATCGAACTACTTACCTTATCCGATTCTATTAAAATATCAACGCTTTGAGCGAATACCTCTAACGCTAATATCATGGCCTCTCTTTTTGTCATATTTAAAATTTTGCATTTTTTATATCAAAATAATCTATGAATCTATCCCATAGCTCTTTATTCTTTTTATTAGGCTTGAATTTCCCGGATTGTACTCTTCTCACCAGTCCCTTAAAATCATCCACTGTTCTCTTTGATAAATACCACGCTAATACCATATTTGGATTTTCTCCTAACTCTTGATAGTGACCGTCTTTTACAAATATCTCTATCTCATTTAGGAACTTCTTTGTCTGATGAGGATAATCAAACGGATATTTCATCATCTCTCCGATACTTGACATTGGGCATAATATACATCCTATTCTTTTCATCCCTTTGTCATATAAGTCGCAATGCTTGATATTCATCTTATTCAAGAACTCCCATACATCCTTGTCCGTCCATGCTAATATTGGTGATATTATCACCTTATCCTTTCCACCAACACAAGAGACCATCTTTTCCTTATGCTCATCAAACTGATCGAATGATATATCATACTTTCTTTTACTGGTTCCGATCTCATTCCTTTTAGATCTTGTCCTGGATTCCTCCGCCCTTATCCCTACTAAAGTCACCGTACCTCCGCCTCCTCTCTCCTTGAGGACTTCGCAGCAATATCTTTGCGTTTTTGATGGAAGACATTTCTTTTTTCTTATAAGTTAGTAAAAATTAATATCCGGAACATGCCTTATCACGTCTGGGTAATTGTTCTTCACGAAAGATACTACGTTCGCCGGATCCACTGTAGTCATATTCATATGAGCCTCGAACTTAACGCCAGCTAATTTAGCTATATGGTAAAGAGCCTGACTATCCTTGCCTCCACTGAAAGCTAGATAATATCCCTTATCGTAAAATCTTAGGGCAAACTCCTCCCCTTTTCTTAATACCTCAATGGAGTGTTTTATTTTCTCCATCAACCCATCGGAAAAACTATACTTATTTTTAAGTTCCTCCATCTCCATATTATTATCCTCCATATATCTTAAACCCTTTTATGTTGTATTTACTTATGTCCGTACACAAATTACACCCTCCAGCACAACAGCACCACGAGCAAAAGGCTAGTCGCTCCTGCTCCGGCCTACCTTGAAACTCCACTGCCGCCCTATACCATGCCGGGGATAATACCCTGACCTTCTCCGGTACGGGCGGTGTCATGAGCACCGATCTCCGTCTTCCTTTGGCATCTTCCCTATTTCTCATTTGGGTTGTCCTTTAACAGCTCAGCTATCTTATCTTCCTTCAACATATTTTGCTTTCTCATGTTATCTACGACAAAGGCAGCGAACGCCATATCATATCTCTTCCTTAACTCATCGACAAAAGATTTTGCTCTTGAGCTTATCATCGTCTCAATGTTGTTGTCTACGACCTTCTTGATCCTACCTCTTATAAGCTCATCTACTGTCAACTCCTCATCCATATAATCTAACCTGAATCTATATTTCTTCTCGCTGGCGTTCTCGACAAGATCGTTCATTGATTCTCTCGCTATATCCTCAATCTTCTCTGATATCGGATTGGATATTTCTCTCATCAACTCATTCTTGAACTTTTCTTTAAGTTCATGTATTATAGCTAACCTGACCGAGCTGGTAAACTCCTCTTTCAACGTCGCTTCATTGTACATAGCTTCCTCGAATACATCTTCCAAATTTAATTCTACTTGAATTTTCATATCATTATATTTTAATAAATTATAAATTTTTTAGGCATATAATTATCATGTATTATTTCCCCTCATCTTTTAATATTAATTTCTTCCCGATCTTTTTAATTTTTGTCGGTCTTGATAATCGATAGTCTCTTTCTATCGGTCTATTAAGTACATCATCCTTGTGCCCCTTGTATCCTTTCTCGTAAGCACTAACCCTTGCGCAAAACTCAACCACATCGCCTGGCGATAAATCAGCACCACTAAATCCTTTTGTTAAATCGAACCACAAATGATCTGATACTATTTTGCTATCAAGTGTCACATCTTGTAAAAGCATCGTTTTTACAGGTCCAATGTATCCATTCCTAAATCCAAATCTAACAAAGGTTGCTGTAAACACATGGCGTCCTTTTGATCCTATTGTTCTCAATTCTTCTCTCATCTCCTTTCTTATTTTTTATTCATAAAACCAGTAATTTTCTTCAAATACCCTTTTGTCATCTCAATAAAGTTCACGCAATCCGGCTTGCTCAACTTGTAAATCAAAGCCGGGTTATGAATTACGGCTATAATTTGTGTTTGCGGTTTATGAAATGACAATACCTTGTACAGATCCATGATATTGTCAATATCTAAATTCCTGTCCGGCTCATCCATAAGGATTGTATACTCAAAATCCTTCTCCATTAATACCACATGATTGTCTTTGTAGTATTTTAAAAGATTGTCGATCCTGTTTGCCCAGAACTCATTTGACTTTTTCTTAAATTCCATAAGCTTCTGTATCGGAAACGCATACTCATCTTGGTTAAACACAAAATCAAAAAGCGAGTTCATGGCATGAAGGTTCTTCTCCCCAGAGGACCTAGATGCTCCATTCATATACAAACTTAAATTATTGATATTATTCAATATATCATCATTTCTCATTTCAGTTTGCTGTAGGAGATGGAAGACTTTCCCAATATAATCCGACTTAATACTGATCCCGTCAAGCACCTTGTCATCATCAAATATATCCGGGAAATACAATGCTTCTGACGGTAATTCAGAACACATCTTTTTCTCGCACAACATGTACTTCGATATCATATTCAGGAGGGTTGATTTCCCGCTCCCGTTCTTGCCTACAATCACATTCACGCCGGGCTTGAATATAAACTCAGAGCCATTTTTGAACGCTTTTATCTTTGGGATATATTTAAATGGAGTCTTCTTGTTGTCGTCTATCCTTATAGAAGTTATCATCTTATATGATTTTGTGTTGAATTATTTAAGCCTTTCATTAATTGCCAAATCAAATATCTTATCAAGACATTTCCTCATTTCCTCCGCATACTCAAACAGATCCTCTTTTGAAAGATCCCTGCGCTGCCAATCATACATATTCGTGTATCGAGATTCAATAGCCTTATCCTCTATCTCCTCAAGCACTTTTTTAATAGACTCGTCTTTTTTTTGGCACATTTTTATCTTCTTCTCTCCCATATCTAGTAAGGTAATTATATACTTTCACATATTGCCTATCCATCAGCCACCCGTAAGGACTGCCACCAAACTCCCTGTCCATCCGCTCCGCCGCCCCGATGATCGCCTTTCGATTCCCGAACGAGAGCCACGAAGTAATGAACCCACTGACCTCCGCGTCCCTCCCGGAATACCGCCTTGGGAACTGGACGGGGTCGCTGGCAATAAAGTCGGCGGTTTCGTATTTGTCCGCCATGCATTTCGGTATGTCTACAAATTTGTCATTCATTGTTTATCCCTTCATTTGTTCGCATGCCAATCTTTCAAGTTCCGGTGTAACGTTGGTATTCATTATGCCTTTCAAGCAAGGGCATTGTCGCCAGACTATATCATAAATCTTTGACAATTCAATCAAAGCCTCATTGTTTGATTCAACTGTCATAATCCAATTGTCCGGCGATATCTCTATCTCCCTGCATGGTATTTCTTTCTTGCCTTTTGGCATATATCCGTTCTGATAGTCTTTTACATTACATCTACCAAAATATCTTCCAGTGAGTATTCCGTTTTCGTCCGTCTCAAACAACCCTCCTATCCATCCTATCTTATGGATGTTCTCCGTCCACGTTCGAGTGGCGAATAAAAACTTTTTTACAGGAACTTTTGAAAATGCATCAACATCATGGATACTCCCGTCCGGCTCTTTGAATATCGATGATTTTCTTTTATTCTGGCAACTCCCGTCTAAGCCTATTTTTCCCCATTCGCCATCGTCAAATCTCAAAGGAGAGATTATATCAAAACTGCAAAGTTTCTTGACGAGATTGATTTCAAATGGTGCCGAGAATCCGCTGTTACCATGAGAAGAGAACAGCGCGACAGCTTCTATTACCTGTTCGCGCATCCATTTGTTAGGACCGTCCTCTTCTTTGCTATATCCGGCTAATTCCAATTCTCTTATCGCATATTTACATAAATTACTGTTTGCGATAATATACCGAAGAGCCTTCTTGTTGATAAGGCTCTTCTTGCTCATTTTCTTTACAATTCTTCTACTCTTTTTCATGTTTAATGTTATTTAATGTTTTAATCACCAATCTCCTCTATCATTCGTATTGTGCCATGACCATCTGTTTCGCGAAATCTTTGTACGCCACTATTTTTCGCAGGCTTGCTCGCATTCGTATTTCCCCGATACCGCCGACCGGAGACAAGGCGCCTGTATTAACACCTCTTCCCATGTTTATTCCTCCTTGTTATATAATTGCTTGTTTTTATATTCCAACATCCTTCCCATCCTCTTTAACCCAATTAACTGTATCGCAATACCAACAATACCCTGTCTTGGAATCCTTTTTATGAGAATGGGATCCACATGTGGCGCACCAATAATTATCATCCATATTGTATGTATAACTTTCATCCTCATGCATTTTGGCTATTCTAGCTACCCTATCCTCCAGCAGATCCTTTAGATAATGGCATTCGTAAGGTCTATCCTCTTCCTTTAATATATAAATATCGATATCCATCATGCTCCCCATCCTGTCCGTACACATACACTCGGCGGCATGGCGCACGTTCCCTTCCGGCATCCCCGGAACTATCTCCCGGATCACCGCCTCCATCTTCTGTTGGTATTCGGTGTCTACTTTGATCACCAAATCCTCTAATTTATCTATTAAACTCATGATCTTTTTACCTCTTTATATATAACGTCTATATCATCTTTCCTATCTACATCAATACAATGGGTATCCTTACAGTAATAATTCTTACTATTATTAAATACGCATCCTTCACAACTAGCATCACTGGATTCAACCACCTCCAGTTCTACTTCTTTCGAACCAATATTATATTTAAATATAGAGCCTATCTTATGATACCCTATATTCTCCAAAGTTATACTATTATTTATCATATCCTCATGTCCGAATACGCTGTTAATAAAATCAAGCATCTCATCATTGAATGATCCGCTTTCTTCTTGCAGCTCCCTACATTCATCCTCGGTCAATCCACAAGAAGACACCAGTTCCTCTGCGGCCTGCGTCCATCGCCCGTCGTGGGCTAGCCCCTGAACCGCCAGCCATATCCCTTGGTTCATGCCCTCCATTCTTGCCTTATCTAAAATATCCTTATTTCCCATATTTTCAATCATTTAAGTCTTTGTTTCTTATAATAATCTCTATATTATCCAACATCTTATCTCGTAATACCTTTTCTACCATCCTTGAAACGATGTTAAAATCTCTGTTTTGAAGCTCATTCTCCACCATAACCTTAATCCACCGCTCTAAATTATTATCATTCCCGTAAGTATTACGTATACACCTCTCAACATATTGTCTTATATCAGGTCTAATTGCATTGATTATATCTTCCTTGGTAAGTCCAAGCTCATTATGGATATAATTCTTTATCGCTTTATATTCTTTACTTGTTTTTGTACTCATATTTATCCCTCCTATTCAGTCATTTTTTTTAACAAAATTTTCCCATAACATATCAACATCATTGTAATGTCTACAACAAGCATTCTGTATTCTTTCTATCAACGGGATGAACCATAACTGAGTTATTCCGTAACGAGTTTGAATTATTCTGCATAGGTTTATTTTTATTATCTCCATGTCATCAATACTAGGAGATGTGTTGTTATCATCACATCTATCTAATATTGTTTGAATTGTAGCCAAATAATGATCCATGTCTTAAATTGTTAATTATATTACCATCTCCCATTTCCCGGCGTAAACAGTATCTCCCCTGTCCTCACCCAATGATTCCAGTTATTTTTAAGTTCATCAATATCATACGCCTCAGCCGACTTACCGTTATCAGATCTTTTTATGACCGACATAATACTTTCCGCTCGCACGCTCCAATGACTATAACAGTCTGTCCCGCACCCGCACGCCGTGGCTCTCCCGTTATCGAACTCCCAGACCAGAGGCCGGAGGCCGCATCGTGGACACGGCAACCATTCCATTGGATTCTCCGGCTTCTTGTAAGCATCAATACACTTATATTCTTCTGCTATCATAGCCAATCCTACGGAATTGATTTGAGTTTTTTGATCTCTCATCTCATTCTTATCCTTAAACATCATTATCCTATTAACAATTCCCTCCGATTCCATGTACGTCGAGAATCCATGTATTCTTAGATATTGGATTGCTGATAGTGATTTTTTTAATATCTCCTTATATTCTATATCTATTTTAACTGCTTTCCCCATGATCTTTTTTCTCCATTTCTTCTAATATGATTTTAGCTAGATATACTATCTCACTTATCTGGTCGTAATAAACATCCACTCCCTCAATTTTCTCATTATCGTCATCATATCCATCGACCATCAAATTATCTTCCCCCGATAAATACACGGATGTTATAGATAAACAAATCAACCCGTTATCGGTAAAGATCCTTATTTCAGCCGGAAAATCATCTACATGGGTTCCGCTATCCATGTCAAGATCAAGTCTCCCTGTTCTTTTAATCAAATCAACCATAGCCCCATAAGCTACTACGTTCGCATTTAATAGCATTTTATTTAATGCGTTTATTCTTTCTACGTTTTTCATATCCACCCCCTTTGTATTACATCGTTATACGTTATTCCGTTATCTTGAATTAGTTTCATAAACTGATCTTCGGTATAAGCCAGAGATTCCCCTCTGTTAGCCCTCTCTATATTCTCACTCATCATCCCTATAGCCTGTATTAAGGCTGCTGAGGAGTTGGCTATCAATTTAGCCGCTTCCATTATCCTATTATCGTCCATAATCATATTACTTTAACTTCCTCGTTCCACAAATATCTTTCATGTACCATGGTTATTCCTATCAAAATCCCGGTATCTTCTCCCCAATATTCAAGTATTTGATTCCTGAATTTGTGACGCAATTTTTGTATTCCTCCCTTGTTTTTATCATAAGAAGAGTAATCTGATAATCTTACTGTCTCCATCGTTTACCTCCTTCATTTGTTCGTATGCCAATCTTTTAAGTTCCGGCGTGGTGTTTGTTTCTTCTTATTTTCCCCCATACTTATTTCTCATTTCATTAATATAGCTCATATACCAATCTCTTATATCCTCTTCACTATCCATGCTATACTCTTTATTGAATGGATCGTATCTGATAAACTCCTCTGTTCGGCAGAATGGGCATGGAATCTCTTCCAATGGCTTGATTAGAACACCATCATCACCTACATTATCCAGATCATACAATATGCCATCTATGCAAGTCGCGTCTGGATAATTCGCACCGAAAAGCGGAAATTCTGGACATGTGTTTCTCATACTTGTACTATTCAAATTCGTTCTCATATTCCTTTCTCCTATCCACTTCCTTTAAATTCAAACCATCAGGTGTCAATATCTTCTTTTCCAACAAATCAAAGAGAAGCATCGCCCTTGACTCCACCTCTGTTTCCCCAAATCCGCTATATACTTCTGCTGGCGAATCGTAGGCATTGTAACGAACATAGGCAGCTTCGTAGTATTCGCTATCCTTATTCGGGAAATATTGTGTCAATTGCAACCAGTCATCCCATATTTTTGATTTACTGATATTTATCATACTTGGTAGTATCTCTCCAAGTTCATGACTCATATAAGCCGGTATGAGGTCGCCTTCTTTTCTATATGAATACCTCATTGTATTTTGTGTAACTGATTCTGTTTGGGATCCCCCTCCTTTCATCTCTTTCACAAAATAAAATTCCGACTCTGAATTTACACCCAACTCATGCAACTTTAATGCAAGCTCATAAGGGCACATAAAATTTTGATATTTCATGTTATTCTATATTTTCGTTTCTGTAATCTCCTGCATAGTCCAGCCATACCCTGTAATCATTTCTGTACTTGGTCGCCTTTATTTTCATATTCCGGGATATACTCTTATTCACATTTTCACTAAGTACACTCCTTAGCTCCTTCTGTAAGACCGCCCCGATAAGAGGATAGACGTCCAAATAATTGCCTTCACACTTTTCGAAATCTATTACCTTGTTCCCTATTGCCCGTTCCAATGCCTTACCCATTGCCTTTACGATGGATTCTTGTACATCTTTATATCGATTGATAAAATCCTGTCTTATAGATACCATATCTCCTTCTTTAATACTCATATTTTCTTACGTATTTATATGTTATTTTATTACTCAACCAAGCCAACGGGCAAGGGCTGCGCCTTGTCTTCCCCGACCGCCTACCCATATACGCCGGCTCCACCGGTAACGCTACCCATGACATCTTGGATGTCTCTCCCGTAAATCTGATAGTGATTGCCATAGCTCTCAAATGTTAGTTGATATCTGTTTAATCCCATCCTAATTGTCTCGCAACACCCTCCATCTCGCTATATGCGATCCTGTGACATCCAGCAACCAATATATCATTCTTATAGCTATTGATCTTCCATTTGTGACCGGTTGTATCCAATACCATATCGTGTTGGAATTTACTGCCATTATGGAAGAACTTTATCAATTTCCAAAGTCTCTCAGCCTCAGCTCGTCCTATCTTGATATTCTTGCTAGTCTCAATTATGCCATTCTTGATGCGAAGCCATACGTTAGGCTGGTCATCCTCCAAATAATAATGTAGATATAATTCCAGAATCTTGCCAGACTTCCACATCTCGATCTGTTCTTCAAATTTTTTCTTGCGATCTTCTTTTTCTTTTCTTCTTTTTTCAAAAATTAAAGCCTCTTTTTTCGCCTGACTGTCTTTCCATCTCTGACATCTGGCCACATACCCAGCCCACGTTCCTTCACCACAAATCTCATCTACTATCACATTGGTCGTTCCTAAAGTTTCTAACGCTTGATGATTTAGCAATACCTCAAACACACGCTTTAACTCATGGACATATTCACTTTTAATCTTATCCGATTCATAAGATAACTCATGTTTAGTTCCGATCCAGGTGTTTGCGCTCTTTTTAAGAAGACTCTTGGGAGTACCCATATTAAAGAACTCAATATAATCCATTAGACTTCTAAATACTCCCCAAACATCCCTATAAGACAGGCTTGTTCTAACCTTCTTGTATTTCTCGATAACCTCTTTGATAAGCTCCAATTGACTGGTGATAAAAGCCATGCTGCCATCATCAGACATATTATATCCAACAGAAAATACCTTTGAACCAGTTGGTATTGCACTACGAACACAATGTTGATGTTTACAGGTAGAAGAAGAATAATACTTATCGTTAAGCAAATACGCCTTTTCACCACACTTATTTCTTACGATTCTTCCAACCTCAAAATGATAACCATAAGAATAAATACTTCTACCTTCAAAGAAAAGATTACTACCTCTTGCGGATTCTTTCTTTTCGTTTGCCCACAAATGAGCGACCATAGAGTTGTTCATATCTATTAAGTTTTGAGTGTTAATTATTGATTATACTTGCTAAAAATAACATCGACACAAGTTCCGCCAATAGCGTTTGCGTCATTATACGAATAAAAACCTTCTGTTCCCCAATCCACACCAACTGGACAACCATCTGCATGTTTTACAAAGTCATCAACTTCTTGCGCTTCCTCGTTAGATATTCCAGTGTAGTCACCATTAATCAAAGCCCCAATCCAATAAATCGGAAGCCTATATCTTATTATCTCTATATTCATAACTTTATCAATTTACAATTACTACCTTTTCATTCTATTTTATTCAATGGACCGGCATGCGCTTCCCCATTCTCATAATAAAGCTGACCCTCATACTGGTTATGATGAAGCTCCTCACGTATCGCATCTTCATCGTCAGCCCAATGTTCATATTCCTCATGCCATGACTTGAAGAAGTTATCATAACATTGTCTCATCAGATCCTCTAAAGAAAAACCCTCCGGATAAGTACACCATACATTGTAATAATCAATTATAGGTTTCAGGAGATAATAATCATAACACATCCCTGTCAATGGGCAATTATCTCCATAGTCAAACATCACCCTACTATACTTGTGCCTGTATTTGTATTTCCCATCAATATATTTACCTGACGTGGAGAAATACTTGCCCTTGATAATATATGGCATAATATTGTTGTTGATATATCTGAACAGTAATTTGCCGCATAGATTCTCAGGGAATATATCACGATGATAATCTATAGGATGTTCATAAATAGGATCTTTGTATTTAAACTCATAACTAAAATCATATCTCTCGTATCCAACTTCCCAACCATAAACATTAGTATCTGTCAGATCTTCAAAGGCTTCCATTGACTTTTTATAGTCTATGTCATAAGCATCCATACATTGCTCCATTACATTCCAACGCTCACGCTCTATGATCCTTTCTTGTGAGTCTTTTGGTAACTCATCAAACTCATACAGTTTTAATACAATCTTTTTCATAATCCCTCCTCTTTTAATATAACTAGATCCCTAATGTCAATCGAATGACATACGTACCTCCTTATGTTCACGTTTAGAGATATGATTGTGGCTATTCTCACGAACCACCACAATCCAGATTCAGATATTACTCATCCTTTATCTTTACGAATGGGTTTTCTACATAAAACTCCACCACATCCTTAGATTTTATAGATGTCACTATACCGGTGGTATCCACAAATCCATCTGTTTCATCCATTGTCAAATCTTCTATTTTATCTCCAGGCAGAAAACAAAGATTATAGTCTTGATCAATATACATAATCATCTTTAACCTAACCATGTCATCAATGATGCCCTTCATTCTCTCCACAACATCTAATTGATCATTAGTAAGCATTAATTTACTTTTTGAAGATTTTACTAATCTCATGTCTCCATTCTTGTCAACTACGGTTAAATCATTAAATCTATACACATCTTCACATGTTCTGTAATATGTTTCCTTACAATAAATTTTTCCTTTATTATCTATTTCAATATCAAAATATTCCAACTCACCCTTGACAGCTCTTCCGTTTTTGCATTTCCACACATCACCTATTGGAGCGAATCCATATAATGACTTAAAAACATCATATATTGATAGTTTTGTCTTAGGGATGCTCTTATCCTTTTTAAAACATTCTTCGGACGAATAAAATAATTTCCCATCTAATGTCTTCTCAGTCCTACATCCTCCCCATGTTCCTACATATCTAACTACTCCATATGTAAAACTGATCAAGATCTTATCAATCTCAAACCACTTTAATTTTTCTGACATATCGTCAAAAAGATATCCACTCTCTAGATAAACCGATAAATATTTTCTCATTTCCATAACAATTTATTTTTTTTTAAATTAAACAACATCATTTGTCTTGATCACTATCGGTCTCAATACTCCTCTAAGTATCATGGTTTTCATGATACAACTCCCTTGTGTAAGGACTCCAGATCGTCCCTGACTCCACTGCCGCTGGGTCAACCGCCATCAGCCCCGCGCCTATCTCGTAATATAGCTCAAGATCCATTGGCTCTAACGCTATTTTCTCCGCTTCTTCCCGGCTTAATCCTGACAGCATTAAACACCTAACTCTATGTTCATAAGCAATGGGCGTTTCATCCGGACTTAACCTTACTGATATTATTTCAGCATCTTCTATGCTGTTAAAAATCAACTTCCTCTCCATACTATTATTCCATTATAATATCACATTAAACAATTCATTAAGTCTATCTACCTCACTTAGGTATTCATCTTCTTTATCAAACTTAATTTGAGTCCCATTATCCAAGCCAAAGGACAGGGTAAAGGATATGACCCAGCCCGATCCGTCCACGGCCTCCCCCTTGGGCGTCCATGACATCACATGTTTCTTGGATATCCACCACCTTCCTATCTGGACGAAATCAGGATAGTTATTCATTAAATATACCATCTGACTATCCATCTTATTGACATCATCAAAAGACACTATATGATACTTGTTTCTTATCCTGACCTTCAAGAAGGGGTTATCCATATTATATGCCGCAAATGCTGATATTACGGAACTGGGGTATCTAACCCCTTTTATTATTACCCATTTCATATACAACACCTCCTATATTAAACTATCTAATATAAATTCATCTTCCTCCGTTCTCTCATCCATAGGCTTGTTTAGTACCGTTTTGACAAGATCAAGCACCTCCTCCCAAGTCCTTTCTGATAGCGTCCCGATATTTATACCACAACATCTACATCCACTAGAAAACACTGGTATTGTATTCCCGTCATACATTCTAACGAATTTGTATCCTATATACTCATTACATAAAGAACATCTTCTTAACGGAATGAATCTTATCTTACCGCTATTGACCATACTTATCAGCACTTCTTTATTCATATCATTTCCTCAATTTGTTTTTAACCTCCTTAACATATTTAGGGGAATGTAGTCCCCTATGTAATCTTATAGCCCGATCTATATCCTTTTTAGGATTGTGGTGAGATTGATATATCTCGAACATTTCCCTAGCCTTGACAGAATTCGTTCGATCTTCGTACCTATATCTCCTTTTCTCTCTTTTAAGGCGTAATATCCTATTAACCTCATCAACGTATATCCTTTTCATTTGCCATCTCCCTAAAGCCCCGGAAGTGGCGTTATACGCTCGATCGTCATTCCTTGACTCCACGAAAGACAGGGCGGCCGCCAGCTTATCCCATACCCGTGCCTCAATCACGGCCGGCTTCGGGGCGAGGGGCATGCCTCCGTTCCCTTTTGGTGGTGTCAATATTATCATCGCCATCACAAGTAAGTATCTTATCACGTTCCCTTGTTTTTATAAAACTCCTCCCCGAATTTCACATTATCCACATAATCTTCCATACACTCATGAACAATTATATGAATATCCCCCTCCGTGTATGTTACCTCAGACATTAACCTCTCATTGGTCATCCACCAAGAATAACTATCAATATGCCGTATCTCAAATCCATGATCATGCAACGCATACATAACATTATATCTTAAATCCCTGTCCATCATCATACACTCGTACACGATATAGCCATTGATACTTTCATGAGACCTACCGAACGTATAAACGTACCTACCCATCAACTTATACAACTCCCTTGCCACAGGATTCGGGATCGCCTCATCCATATCAAAATCCCCATCTGGATCAATAACCCACTCTACATCCCGCTCATCAATACAAGCCCTAGGCATTCCTATTGTCCGTACATAAAGACGTGATCGGTGATCCTCGCTTAACACCGTCCCGATATACTTTTCCCCTTTGGCATATCCTATATTATGGTTGCCGGTTATATTAAATACAATTTCAGCTCCTATCTTAATTTCATCCATATTCAAGATGTTTGTATCATTTGTTATCTTTTTTATACAAAAAGAGGATATAATGGCATAATATTATGATATCAAGACACGAATGCGCTATCTATCATATTATCATACATATCCTCTATACAACGTCATTTATGGCATTATATCGTATATGATGCCGCAGGTCATAAATACATCTAATTAACCCTTTTTTAAGGGCTTATTGCCATTTAGGTAACTAGCTATGCCTAATATTTTCGAAATAAGGGCTTTTTTAGCCTTATACTCATCGTTTATCCCTATTATCGCATATCTGTATACCATCCCATCCTTCGACACCTCCACGCCCACGTATTTAGGCGCAACGGCATCCCTATGTAATACGATAAACGGGCTTTTGCCGTCCAGCTCATTTATCAACTGGTTAAACTGTCGCCTTGTCATCTGATAGTGATATTATTTCCATGTTATAAATACGATCTCTCTTTACCCTTATCTTCTCGCATAGCTCATCGAAGCACCCATCTTCTTCTAACCTACCAACATAATATGATACATTCGATTTAGAGCTTCCTTGAAGATATATATTTCCTCCTATATTCCTTGAGAAAAAATTAGGTAAGACCATCTTTTGTCTCTTATCCTTATTATCTATGTAAGATATAACAACAACCCACAACTCTGGCTCCCGTTCTTTTACAGATAACATGAGATCAAGACTCGATTGACCATTGATATTCCTCCTGCCAGTTTCGTTATAACGAAGAATAATATAATCATCCACGTTATTATTCTCAATCATCACGACTATAGGGCGATCACCCTTCCCATTATCACATAATACTCTTGCCTCTTTTCCGTTACGTAGATATACCTTATCGTAATCTCCGTTTTTGTATATCTCAAAATCAAATTCTATCACCATATTATTTTCTCCTATTGATGTATTGTTGCGTACGTCCTTCCTCTATTTTTTCGAAATAAAACTTATTCCCATATAACCGAGTGAAGCAGATATTATACCCGAAATGTTCCGCGCGTCTGATCTGCGCGTAACCTCTACTGATGTCATTATTATCAATCAGCGTAACAAAACAATGTGATCCTACTTCTGTATTCAAAACCAGATTTTCCCAATCTTTTACCTCCATATCAAATCTCCTTAAATAATTTTTTGTTATGATTATCGCTATTATACCATTTATCAATATTATCGTACTGCTTTGGATAAACCCCATAAGACCTACACCACCTAGGTAACGGCCCGTTCAGCACGTCTAACGCCGCCTCAAGGTCAAACGTAGCTTCCTCCTTGACACAACACCCCGATCCACTTCCACAGCTCGGTATATAAGCTCTACTATACGCTACGCTCATCCCATATTCCCCATGACTCAGATACCCGATGTTGGGTGAATCAGGGAAGGCGTAATACAACATCGTATAATCACCCTTACTCCAACCTCTATTATAAGTATCATCCTGCCATGCGAAAACCCTGCAACCGGCCTTCTTTAACTCCTCAGCCGCTTTTCTTAAAATATTATCTCCCATATCATTTATATTTAAATTATGCCAAGGCGCCGGGAACCGACCCCGGACCATATCCGCACACGTACGATCATGGTATTCCTTCCGCCCCGCCAAGGCTTGGTTCAACATTAACAAACTTTCATATCCTCACACATCTTAAAAAAGACCTCTCTTATGATCCTTTTGAACAAGATGTATATCTCATCATCATCCTCATCGAACTCCACGCCCCATGAACGTAATAAATATCTAATGTCGCAATCCGCTATATGAATCCTAAATATGGATGGAACGCTCATTATATAATCCTCAAAAGCTTTCTTAATCCCATCCCTTTTGATATGTTCTTTATACTCATCCTTGAACACGTTAAGCATAAAAGATAGATATTCCCTATCATATTTAAACTGCTTCCCATAATTATCTGTATCTATATGATCCAGTATATATATCTCTATAGCGTCTCTATCGTATTTTGACATACTCCTTCCTCCTCCTTTTGATATTTTATAACCTTTTTCTCCCCATACGCTTTCGCTAACTGGATAAGTTGACCGGTAAATACCTTGGTACGGTGTTTTACGATCTTATCCACCAACTCCGGGCATCTGGTTCTCCATCTATAATTAACCTCGCCCTTAGCTTTCTTCTTGTAATACCTGTAGAATGTTACGGCTACTACCACTTCTCCATTCTGCTCGAAAGCAACCAAATCGTAATTGTTGTAAACTATTTCGTTCATGTTGTTATTATTTTTATGTACTTAATCACTTCTTCTGGCAAGGATGCTAAATCCCTAACCCTTTTACCAAAATTGTATGTTTTTCTCTTCCACGGGTAATAATCCCCTACATACATCGCTATTCCTTGAGGATGGAACGGGTTCGAGCTACAACTAAATATCGGATAATATAGGGCATTATTATGATTATTACTCTTACCACTTATACACACAATAGTATATCTATCAGACGTTTTATCGCCAAAATCATATACTCTTACCTTCACTTTCATGCCATTGGCATTTGTTATAATATTATCCATATATACCTCCTTTATTGTTTGTTGTTCAATCCGACTAATCTATTTCCTTCCCATATAAGGTATATGAGCCACACCATCCACGACTCTCATTTGATACCCGAATATGATTCACAGGTTTATTCCCCGCCATACAATTAGCGTAAGATAATACCGCCGACATGCTTCTAAACCCAGAATCCATTGCTGATTTAATAAGCTTCCTATCACATCCAAATACCAATATCTTTATAACATCCTTCTCTTTTACAGTTCTTCTTACACGCATAATCTTGCCATAAAATAAATAAACATAAAATCTATTCTCTCTTTGTTATCATCCATCCTATGCCCGGTAATTTCAAAAACAACCCTACGCTTTTCTACAGTCTGTATATTATCTAACTGAATAGCTATGTAAGGATATTTCAGAACTTTCTCTCTATTGATGTTATTCAAAATAGCGTTGACATCTTGCCTGCGAAAATACATATTTACCCCTATGTAGCTGGCAACCAAAAGACACTCATCTATCACCCCATCAGTATCGAATAGAAATAGCATATCATCCTTCTCTATAGTATATTCCGCATCAAGAATCTTGATACGTTTGCTCCCGTCCTTCCTTTTAGACATCAAGACCTCCGTCATTTCATTCTCTGTCGTAAGGATATAATACGCCTCATCCTTTGTAATATTATCACGAAGGTAAGATAGCGCTTCATCCTGTAATCTTAGTAGTTCTATTTCGTCCATATTTATTTCTATTGTTGCCAAGGGAAAAGGGACGGCGCTGGCGACAAGGCCTGTCCAGCCTCCCCACAGCCGCCCGCATTCCCCTTGGTATCATTAACCACCTCAAATAATCTCATAATCGAATTTCACATTAACACTCTCATCAATGCTCAATTCTTTCTTCATCCCAAATACAGTCTCCCTTACCGTATCAAAATCCAATAATTGATCTTCGGGATTATTCACAAGCTCTCTCCGGTTATTCTTCCTAGGTTTTCTAGATGTAAGAATATATTCCGCACAACAGCTTCCTTCAAATGTCCTCACTCTGGAATACCATAGATCACCGGTCCCGTACTCAACACATATATTCATGTTTATGATATTATTATTCCACGCTTCTCCCGGGAAACGTTTTAATATCCTACCAATCCATTCAGCGTCAATACTTATATGCGGGGAATCAAGATCCGACGTACCCATACCATCCGCATATAGGATAATCTCTTTCTTGCTCTTAAATACTAGAGATTTTACATTAATCTTCCTTCTCATATCTTTTTGATTTTACCAAAAACATTCCTTCGTATCTATTTTCATGCGATCCTCCCAATTGCATAAATCCGGATTCTCTCCCTCATAAAAGTAATAGTAAGCCCATACTTCAATATCGCCCACTTTTATGCATCCATCACTGCACCATTCCACAATATCGTCATTCCTGCATACATTTGTCGGTTCAGCACCAAGCGACAACAACTCGTTTATTATATTATCGCCGAACTTTTCTTTCGCCTCCTCTTTTGTCATATCACAATCAGATTTTAATATTACACTACCGCCAAAGGAAAACAGGGACGGACGACCAGCGGGGCCGACCCCACGCCATCGCCGCCCCTCGTTTCCCTTGGTTCCCTCCGTATCACTCCCACGCCAACAGACAATATCTACCACCAATAACACTATACCCACCATCACTCGCAATCGCTTTGCGTTTCCACTTAACGGTAAAGTATTACCCCCGTTTAGAAAGGAATCCCATTGATTGGAAAGTATTTCTTTTGTTGATTGAAGGGGTTCCCCTTGTTTTTCTTTGTTTTCCTTGGGTTTCATTGGGTTTCCATGGTTTCCATGGTTTCCATGGTTTCCATGGTTTCCATGGTTTCCATGGTTTCCATGGTTTCCATGGTTTCCATGGTTTCCCTTGTTTCCCTTGTTTCCCTGGTTTCCCTTGTTTCCCTTGTTTGGAGGTGTCCCCTCCCGCAAAACAAATCAACCCCACCAACTCCCAGCATAAAACCCGAGACCTTCCTCCCGATTGTTCCACGTGGAACTCCCGATTAGTCTAGGATGTCGAGATCCTTGTTCTTGATTGCCTTATATACTTGCCTAATACAATGTATTGATAATAAAACCAATAAAAGAACTATGATCAAAGGCAAGGCGTCGCCCGTAGCTATAACATACCGCCCCAACTCAAACGCCATGTAACCACAAAACAAGGTAAGTACGAAATATATAAATATACCCATAAAAATATACAATAAGTATCCGTAACTTAGAAACAATACCCAAATAATATAATTAATTGAGTATCAACAATATAATATATATCAATCCCTAGAGCTTCCTCTAAAGAAAGATAAGCCCAGATATAGATAAAAAATATACAATAAGTACCGCCTATTATATACCTTTTAGGATCGATTCACGCACGAAACCATACATAAGGGCATAATATACCCGTCCGCATGGATATATATGTATACAAAATGATGCTAAATAAAGCATTTTACTTACACATTTTCGGTCAAGGCTTAAAATTTACCGCCTTAACACTTTTATGTGTAAGCAAAACATATGAATATGCTATCATTCTGTAAAATATAGGCACAAAAAAGCCCTTCCGTCTTATATCACTACAATACGGAAGGGCAAAACTTTAAAATCAAATAAAAACAAACGACTACTGCCTCAATTTGTTTGCCATGTAACTAACACGCTTACGCCTGCACTTATCCGACTCCCTGCTACAATCTAATTTATTAGAATTGTATAATTCTTTGGTAAGCTCAATATAAAACTCCATTTGAGACTTTCTAGCAGATTCTAAAGCCTTTTCTTTTTGAATAGATAGTTTCCTATTCAAGTTACTAAATTTATTCTTGTACATAATCAATCGCATTTAATGAAGCCAATAAGAAATAGGCGACTAACAAGGCACAAGGCCGCCGTTATCAATACAGCTAGCCGGACGCACCACGCCCGCCAGATTCCCTTTGGTTTTTGTCCCTTTGCCCCGAACGAACGAGACCAAATACGCACATACGTCACCCGTGATACGTACCGACAAGGCGCACTTTGTCCGTCAATTTAACCGCACAAAATACCCTTGTAAGGGTTGTTATTTTGCTGCTACATATAGCGCATAAGTATTTAAGCCACCTTAAACGCTATTGTTTTGATACATTAGCACGGCTATAACCCCGTTATGCACTCCATACGTGTTACTCTAGCAACGTATGGACATACGCTCTATACATGCGTATATACACCAATATACCCCGTGTTTTTACACGGCCTACTAGGTTGACCTAGCGTGCTTACCGGATTGATATAAACCTAAAGATAATAGTACTACCCTGGACTAGGATAGTACCTAAACCACATTGCTAAGCGGCGGCCTATCTACACAGGCTATCGTAACACTACCCACCTGTGTATGTTTATATCAATAAATTAAAGATCCTACCTGTTTAGTCTAGTCCAGTGGCACGACGGGGACGTACAGGCGCTGCCACCATAACGCCCCTATATATAGAGATATAGGGGCAAATGATACTATCTATCATTTTTAGGGTGAGTTAGGTAGTATGTGACGCATTTTGCAATAAGACTAAATGTGTACCGCTTTATTGGCGCGGCACATTTCACGATACGTTTGTCAGTGCCATTAAACGTTTCGTAATATATGCCAAAATCGTACTCTATAGGCTCATTATATCCAAAGCGTTTATGAGACGATCCTAGTATCGCTATATCCTCTATTTCACTCATTTTAAGCTTTTTGTTTTTATCCTGTTCGTTTTTATCATAGTATTCACGCTCTACTTCCTTGTATGCGCAAAACGTATTATTTACTCGTGGGAGTATTTCCTTGCAAAGTTGTATTACTACTTCTTTGTCTTTAGCTAAAGCAACCAAAGCGGGAACGACTTCCTTTGATACTTTAATATCATTTTCTTTTAGTATGTCGTTTATTTCTTTACCAGATTTAAACAGGTTGCACCAAGCTTTTACTGCACCTGTTAATGTCTTTTCGTTTGATTTTTTAACTTCATTCTGGACTTTGTTTAATTCTTTGTTTGTCATTAGATTTGCCCGTACCCTCGGGACTTGTATTGGCAACTGGTACGCCTGTTTGTTAATGCTATTATCTTACAGGAGCAAATATACTACATGTTTTATTGTCCAACAAATATTTTGCAATAAAAATTCGAAGATTATATGTAATAAATCTAATCAAATGTAAACGTATATTAAAATATTGATTTATATGATTGATAATCAACAAGTTAAATACAAAATAAGCATTCTTTTTTCAACTCGAAGATCGTTTGCCGTTCCTGTTTCCCGTTCTTCGTGGATTGGGGGGGCGGGACCAAAAACGGCAGCCCGGCCGGGCCGATTTCGGGGAGGTGGTCCGTCCCACATATCCCACATATCCCACATATCCCACATATCCCACATATCCCACATATCCCAAT